GGGGGCGGGTGGCGTCCTTCGGGAATCTTGACTATCCTGCTGCACTTACCATGGTTCCGGCTCCGTGGCTCCGGCCTCCCGATGCACGGTGCAGGCCACCGGATTCGGCGGGGCAGGCTGGCTTTGGCAGGCCCCCGATCCCTGCACCTTGACTCCTTGATCCGGCCTCGCTCCTGCCCTGCTCCGGCCCCCTGAAACGTAGGGCTTTGAGCGGCCCTCGTAACTCATTAAGTATTAATGAGTTAAGATACTTCCATACGGCCCCTCAGCTCGCCTGTGAGAGGTCGCAGGCCCTTGATGACCTCAACCCTGCGAAAGACATTGAGGCTGTTCTTTACATTATGAATACACATCTGCAAAACACAACCCATTGAAGCTCAACGTGTTACGATGCAAAAACTGTTAGATCTAACAGACTCTAACAGATCCTTCCAAGTCACAACTCCTTGACCCTTAACAGGTTACAGTGGTTCATAGTGCTAGTTAACCTGCCGCAAGAGCCGTTTCTGTTAGAGGTTCTGTTAGAGATTCAGGCCGTTTCACCCTTGTTTTTAAGGGGTTTCCGGCATCCTGCACCGTGATCCCCGATGCCGGAGACATGAGTCAGTATGTCCTAACCTGTTGAGGCTCAGCGAGTTACAAACTGAATGACCTTAACTGATGGAAAGCTATTGACGATAGGCTCCCTTTCTGATATGATTCCATCATGCCCGTTCCTACTACTACTACCCGCCAGCCCTCCTCCGCCGCCCTCTACGCCAAACTCGATGTTCTCAACGAGGCAATCGACGCCCTCGTCGATGTCATGGACAAGCACCACCCCGACTTCTTCCATTCCAACATCGTCGGAGAGATCATTTGCGAGAATGTGAAGGAAGGACGCCGCGCCGCTCACAAGACCATCTCCGAGGCGGCCAGCCAGCTCCAACGTCAGGCTGATGGCACCTATCAAGAGGCCCTCGACGCCGCCTACTCCGCCCGATAACCACGAATCCTGAACCACCAACCATACCTGATTACCATGATCGTGAACATCTTCCACGCCGCCTTCCGAGGAGACCCCAACAAAGTAGTCTTCTCCTACGTTGACACCGTCAGCACCAGCCGTCACGCCGCCTGCAACCGAGCCTTCCATATGTTCAACGCACCGGAGGAGTTCCTCAACGAAGAGGACACGCCAATCGCCGCCGCTTACCGTCTCGGGAACCTCCGGTCCCTCTCGGTCGATGACATCGTCGAGGTCGATCCCCCTCGCCCTCGCCTCGCAAGATTCGTTTGCGCCCCCATCGGATGGAAGCTCTCCTGCCACTAATCCCTAACCCTGCCACTACCATGCCAGTTACTCTCTCCACTCCTCACCTCTCGGACCACATCACCCATGCCTCCGGTCGCATGAAGACGGTCTGCACCTCCTCGGTCATCGCTCACTTCGGCATCCCGCCGAGCACCTACCACTACTCCGGCAGCATCCCTGACATCAAGCGCATCCTTCAGCGCGGCGGGTTCTCTGTCCGGTCCCGCAAGAGTGCCTGCAAGCTGACTTATCGGGCCGAGCAAGCCAACGGGAAGATGAAAACTTTACGCCGCCTCCATGCGGATCTCCCCTCGGTCGCCAAGATCCGGCCCCTCCTCCGCAAGCTGAACGACGCCGCTGACGCCCGTTACCTTGTGCTGGTCGAGTGCCATGTCCTCCTGCTGGACGGCAACGGCAAGACCATCGTCGATACGGATGATCGCAAGGTTGACCGTCGCAAGGTGCAAGGGGTCTGGGTTGTCGAGGGCTACCAAGCCAAGGCTGACCAGCAGTTCAAGTGGGATCGCGACCATGACCTGAGCATAGGTGTCCCCGAGAAGTGGGCTGGCGTCAAGCTGGTGGACATTCCGGCGGACGAACTCGATGACTTCATCGCTTGGGTCCACGAGAAGCGGCCCCAGAAATAAATTAAGAAAAGCTGTTGACAAACCGCAACCCATCTGCTATACTTCTACCATGCCCATTCCCAACGATTCCTTCCGCAACTCCTGCATCGTCAATGACTGCTTCGGCGGTCGCGCCCCACTCGAAACCATCTTCGAAGCTCTCGCGGCCAAGGGGATATTCACCACCGACAAGAACGGTAACATCACCGAGGTTGATGGATTCAAGGTGGACGTTTCGCCGAATGGCTACAGCGCCTCCTTTCTTTCGGCCACGCCTCGCCGCCGTGACGGCGTTTCCTCCGGCGGGACCGTCAGGCTGGAGAACTACCTCACTCCCGAGGAGATCGCCGCCGCCCTGAACGAGGACAAGCACCGCGCTGCAACCCGCAAATCCCTCACCGTTTCCTAAGCCCAGAAATAAATCAATAAAACATCTTGACAAATCAACCCCAACCTGCTTAGATACCACCATGCTCAAGTTCAATTCCATCATCTCCGCCTCCGGCAAAGCCCACGCCGGATTCACTTCCAAGTTCGCAACCGATGCCGAGGCCGCCGCTGCCCTCTTCGCTGACCCCGAGGCCAGTTCCTTTGGCCGCGACCTCGCCGCTAAATTCAACAAGTGGGGGAACCTCTCCGAGGCTCGCCGCTTCTGGCTCCACCGAGTCGCCACTCCCGAGGCTCAGGCCCCGCCTGTCGAGGTCGATGCCTCCGCCATCGAGGCGATCTTTGCCACCGCTTCGGCCAAGCTGAAGTTTCCCAAGTTCATCCTGACTCGTGGTCCCGTCACCCTGAAGGTGGCGAAGGCCGGACCTCGGTCCAAGCACCACGGGTCCATCACGGTGGCCGCGCCGGAGTTCGGTGCTGGTTGGTTTGGCACCATCAAGGACGGTGCCTTCCATCCCTCCCGAGGTGCGACCCCCGAGGTTGTCCAGTTGGTGAAGGACTTCGCCGCTGACCCCGCCAAGGTGGCGGCGGAACACGGTCACGCCTCCGGCAACTGCTGCTTCTGTCGGAAGGAGTTGACCACTACCGAGAGCCTGCACGTTGGCTACGGTCCCACTTGCGCCGAGCACTACGGTCTCCCGTGGGGCAAGGTCGCCGCCGCTTAACCCCAGAATTATTTACCCACTTACCATCATGCCTGATTCCCACGACCCCACCCCGTATCTTGAGATCAAGACCGAGGAACTCGTCGCCGTGATCGACTCACTCGACCGCATCGTCGATGAACTCCAGACCGAGGGCGCTTACCTGAACGGTCTCGTGCCTGACCTTGAGGAGGCCACTCGCAAGTTGTCCGGCCTCTACAGTGAGGGCCTGTTGGCCGCTGTTCAGAGGGCCGTGCCTTTCAAGTTCAGAAAATAAATCAAGAAAACATTTGACAACTTAACGTCTATCTGCTACACTACTACCATGCTCGAAACGCTACCATCACTCAGCTTCTCCCGAGTCGGAGAGGCCGCCACCTTCGCGGATCGCTCCGGCTCGGTCCTCGCAGTCGGTGGCCCCACCGGAAACGGCAAGTCCTCGTCCGGCAAGGAGGTTGCCAAGGAACTCGGCATCCCTGCTCAGTTCATCTCGTGGGCTGATGCCCGTGACCCGAACCACGAAGGCGGGATCGTCACCTTCAATTGTGCCGGAGTCCACGAGGAGACTGCCCGTGGCATCCAAGTCCCCCACCACGAGGGCAACGGTGACTACCGTTCGGTCAGCATCAAGCCCGAGGAGGCTCCGGTCTGGGAGACCGTGGGCGACAAGCCTATCCTCGTCATTCTGGAGGAGTGGCAGGCCGCGAGTGGTCAGATCAAGCAGGCATACCGTCCTGCTCTCTACGCACCGGACGGTCAGGACAGATACATTGGGGTCCACCGTGTCGGTCCTAACGTGAGATTCATGATCACGTTTAACGGTCGCCTCGACGATGTCGAGAACGGGCGGGAACTCTCTCAGCCTGACGCTGCACGGTGCAGCCAGTATCGGTTCGAGCTTTCGATTGGGGACTTCCTCAACCACACTGCCCCCACCTTCAAGGCCAGTCCTATCTGGGCCTACCTGAATTTCTTCCGCCAAGGTGTAGAGACTCAGGGCGAGGGACTCAACCCGTGGACGGGCAAGATCAAGGGCGAGGACAAGCCGTCCCGCTACACTGGTGGGGCCGTGTGCTCTGGCCGGACATGGGAAGGCGTGATGAGGATGTTCCCCACTTGGGATTCCATTGCGGATACTGAAACCTTTTCCCTGCACGCTGCATCCCGCATCCCCGCTCCCGTAGTTGAGGATATGGTCAGCCTGATCAAGACCGTGCTGGAGGTGGGGCCGGAGGTGACCGAGATCCGCGAGGGACGCAAGTCCCTAGCCGATATCCCCCAGCACCAGCACCCCGCGCTGGCCTTCGCCGCCGCTCGCATCGCTCTGAACGAGGGCGGGAAGGACTACCCTGCTGCCATCAGTTCCGGCCAGTGGGACTGGGCCTTCGATCTCTTCGAGGGATGCAGCCCCGAGCTTGGTGCGTGGGTGTTCTCTACCCTCGCCGCTCACACTCAGCCCGAGGGAGACGGGGACAACCCCATCATGTTCCACGCCTCCGCCCAACGTCTCAAGGGACTGGTTTCCTAGCCCTAGAAATAAATTAAGAAAAGTCTTTACAACTTACCAACCATCTGCTACACTACCACCATGCTCGAAATCAAATCTTCCTCCCTCCGCTCCCTCATAGAAATCTGCCTCGGCACCCCGAGCTATGTCATCTGTGGGACCAACGCCAACGCCAAGAAAGTCCTCCTCGATCAGGTCTCCCCTGAAGAGAGGGCCGGACTGAAGCGCCTCCTCGGAGCCAGCACCCGCTTCCTCCCTGCCACCGACACTGCCATTGGCAACGCTCGGTCCTTCGTCAACCAGTTCAAGAAGGACATTGTGGCGGGTGACCCTAAGCGGGGCTACCGTGGGCTGGCCAAGACTGGTCGCCCGAACACCTACCTCTGCCGAGTGCAGGACTTCGACAGGTTCGAGGAGATCTTCAGATCCTACAAGCCGCGCATCGACAAGTGCAACGATACTATCCGCGACCAGTGGGAGTCCCTCAAGGAGAGGGGCAAGGAGGAGATGCTCGTGTTCGGGGAGGGCTATGAATACCCCACCGTGGATCGCTTCCTCCGCCGCTCCGAACTGAGCTTCGAGATCGAGACCACTATCTCGAATAGTAAAATCTTCGATACCGTGCTGGCCGAGACGGTCCAACGGATCAAGGCCAAGGCCGAGGAGTCCGCCAAGAACAAGGTGCTCGCCGCTCACGCCAAGCCAGCCGAGGCTCTGCTCAGTGCCTTGGGAGTGTGCATCACGAGGCTCATCTCCGCTGACGGGAAGACCGAGGACGGGAAGAAGAGAAGGCTCCGCCCCGAGAAGTTCAGGGCTGTTGAGAAGCTCGTCGCCGAGGTCCGGTGCAAGAACTTCCTCGACCTCCCCGAACTGGAGACCGCCGCCTCCACTGCTGCCAGCCTCGTCGAGGGACTCGACGTTGTCGGTCTCGACCCCGCCGAGCGCAAGGAGAAGGCCGAGGAGTTCACCAAGGTGACCTCCGCCATCGAGGACAAGCTCGCCGCGAGTGGGCTGGCCTAAAAAAACTTTAAGAAAATACTTTACAAATCACCAACCATCTGCTACACTACCATCATGCCCACCACTTCACCATTCATCGACCTTCGCCCAAGGGGAACCACTCCCCTTGAGGTCGGAGTCCGAGACGGCCACCGCTGGTGTGGGTTCCTTTTCCGAGCGGCCCTGCGAGGTCTCAAGCTGGATCTCAACTGCGACTACGGTCAGACTGACGGTCGCCATGGCTTCTATAACGAACCCGTCCTGAACAAACTGACCCCCGCCAAGGCCGCCTACGTAGTCGGTCACGAGTGTGGTCACATCTCGCTGAACCACATCGAGAGGTTCGCCCGATATAAGGGAGCTAAGATTTTCTGGAATGGCAAGGTCTGGTCCGCCGCCAACGTGGCGAGCGATGTGATCATCAACCCGTGGCTCCGCGAACTCAACGAGGGCGCTCGTCAGGAGATGATCAACGCCGGACTCACTCCCTACGATGTGATGGTTCCACTCGGTGACATCCTCATCGACATCCCTGAACTCTACGATACGCGGGACAAAATCCTCTGCCCTAACACGGGCCTCTGGATAACCAACCCGAACAAGGAAGACCTGTCCTCCGAGCAACTCATCGAGAAGATCCTCAAGACTCACCCCGTCCCCCCGATCAACGTCGGTGGTGGTAGTGGTGGCGACGAGGAGCAGTCCGACGAGGAAGGCGAAGAGGCTGGTGGCTCCGGCTCCGGCACCCCGAACCCTGACTCCGGCGACGAGGCTGATGAGCAGGGCGGCGGTGGCTCCGGCTCCGGCGACGATACTTTTGACGGTGATTCTTCGGGCAATGGTGAAGCCTCGTCCTCTGACGAAAGTGCAGGGGGCGGGGCAACCGTCGGAGAGTTCGGTGGAGGTCACGATGATTTCCGTGAGCCTGAGCTGGAGGACGGCGAGACCCTTGAGGAATTCCACGAGGCCAACCGTGCCGAGGCCAAGCAGGCTGTCTACGAGGACCGTGTCAACGAGGCCAAGGGACTCGGAGGTGGCGAAGGCCAGTTCGCATCAAGCGACCTGAACCGAACCACGAACCGTGTCCCGTGGACCGAGCACCTTGCCAACTGGTTTCAGACCCGCTCCGAGGAGGGGTTGGACCGCCCGTTCTGCCACCGCGCCTTCGACCGCAACGGTATCGTCCGCCGCGCTCGTGGGTCCAAGGTCGCAGGGGAGCTTGTGTTCCTCGTCGATACCTCCGGCTCCAACGTGGACAAGATGGGTCCAATGCTCGACAAGGTGCAGGAGGTGCTCGACCAGTTCCAGCCCCGCCTCACCCACGTTGTGCCAGTGGACCGGACAGTCCACGAGACCTATGAGGTGGACGCTGGTGGGCAGCTCCCCGATACCCTCGGCGGTGGCGGCGGCACTCTCTTCAAGCCAGCCTTCGACTGGGCCGAGGAGAACGCACCCAACGCGGACGGGATCATCTACCTGACTGACGGCTACACTTGGGAGCACGATTGGAACGCACTGGTCGAACCCAACTGCCCCGTGCTGTGGCTCTGCTTCGGCTACCACTCCCCCGAGGACATCGGTGTTACCTGCTACCACTTCGGGGAGCGGGTTGCCATCAACGTAGGATAACCTGCCATGAAAACAATCCAACTCTCCCTCTCCGACGCGGCCTTCCGCAAGATCAAGAATGAAGTCTTTTGCGCCGTGCTAAGTCAGAATGCCTCCGGCCCTCACGCCGCATGGAAACTGGTGCTCGACGCAATGGAGCGCGGAGACACTGAGAAGTTAATTGAAACAAGAGAGGAAAAAGAAAACGCATGAGAGATTTAATTCAGACAATGTGGCTGCGACTGTTCGTGTTAGCAGCAGGCAAGATGGGCTTCCGGCTCATCTCCCCCTACGAGAAGGACATGGTTGTCCATGTTGCCATCTCCGAGTCCGCCCTGCTCTCCTCCATGCGCGACTACATCGCCGAGTATGAGGTGGACATGGAGCAACGTAGAAAGAAAGCATTCGCTGAAGCGGAGACTGTGATCCTGTCTGCCGAGGAGGAAGAGGAAGAAGAGAAGTGGACGAAGGAAGACTGGGAAGACTGGAGAGCCGACGACCACATCAACGATGGGGAGAAGGCTTAACCCAAAAATAAAATCTCCACTTAACGCCCGCCTAATTTATTTGCAGAAAGTTGTTGACTAAATCCTTCCCTTGTGTTATAGTATCCCCACGATGAAAGCAAAACAAATCACCGTCTCCCTGTCCATCGTCTCTCGTGCGAGCGACCGCGCCACCTACCGCTTCCTGCGCCTCGATTTCGAGCCCGACAAGGTTACTGGCAAGATCAAGGCACCTTCGGGACGGGAGCTTTCCCGCAAGATCGAGAAGCGGGTGGGAGATATTCTGGAGAGTGCTGAAGTCAAGGAACTGAATACCTACAGGGAGAACACCGTCACCATTCGATAGCTATGCCGAGCATCCACCAAAGCATCACCGACCTCTTCGAGGCTGCCCGTCCCAAGGGACCGAGGCCCGAGGTAGTTGCCCGAGTCCTACAAGACATCAAGGACTCCCTTCACGATGGACCGCGAGACTACGCTGACTTCGACGCCCATCAAATCGCAAAAGAAATCGACGAACTGGAAAGAGAAAACCATGAGGTCTAAAGAAATAGAACTACAAGTAGCAACCGTCCGCATGGCGCTGGATGACAACTCACCATTCAAGGGGATGATAGACTTGCGGAGCCTTGAGAACCTGCCTGTTGAAGATGCCCGTGAAGTATGGGAAGCAATGGGGGAGGAGCTACAAGAAAAGTTTAACGCCACTTACCGCCGTGAAGATCAAACGCAAACCACTCCCGACGACCTCCCTTGAGAAGAGGAACATGGCCCGTCACGCCATGCCCCCTCCAACCTCACGCCACCGAGACCAGAAGAAACATGCGCGGAAGACCGCGTGTCGCAAACCAACCAACAACCAATCCTGATCATGCAGTTCCAACCCGAGTTCCTTTCCATCAGCATCACCCTCGACCTTCGCGCCCACACGGACGCGAGTGTATCGGACATAATCTCTGACAATATGTTAGCGGCTGTCAAGGATGCGGGGTTCTGTATGCATGACGAAAAGTTTCAGGAGTCCGAGCGCGGCACTGTGAACTTCGACCTGATCGTCCGCCCTGATCGGTGTGACGTTGAGGGCTGCGACTGTGCCTCCCCCCGTGGCGAGCGATACGTCTCGGCGCAAGACGTTGTAGACCTGACCCACTCCATCGGCAACGTCGAGGAGGTGACCTACTTTGAGGTCTCGGCTACCAGCAAGCTGCTTGAAGCTGATCGCAGGGGCAACTCTGTCCAAGTGGACGAGAGGTGGTGGGAAGATTTCAAGGGCCTGAACATCTGCCTCAAGGAGGACGATGAGGGTAACGAGAAAAAGGAACTTCTACTTAACTGATCCATGTCAACGGCAACCCTCTTCCTGATCCTTGTCCCCCTCACCCTACTGATTATCCTCCGGCGGAAACGCACAGAAACTACCAAGAACCAATGAACGAATTCAGAACAGATACTGGCCGCATCGATGCAACCAAGTTAACTATGGAAGATGTGGTGGATATCATCAACATCTTCAAACCACACATCGATGTCTTCATGGGGACGCGTAAGGATGTGATGGCACACATCGAGAAAGTGGACGGTCGCTTCTCGGACGCGTGTCCTTCACATATGGAAGGCCCAGTTAACTATCAACTCTCTTGCGAACTCAATGCTGAAGAACCAGCAAACCTGAACGGCCCCACAATCCAGTTGAATCTGGAGTGTGTGAACTGGGGCCATGAGTAACTCAAAAATAAAATCTCCACTTAACGCCCGCTTAATTTATTTGCAGAAAGTTGTTGACTAAACTCTACCCATAGAATATACTACCCACATGACTAAGATATCTTCCCTCCGCTCCCTCTTTGAAAACACTCAAGCTGGTCTCGATCTCCTCATGGAAATGACCGACGACCAACTGGACAACCGCGAGAAGGTCGCCGAACTGACCTCCGCCCTACTACAGGAGCGCGAGTCCGCCGACGAACTTGTTGCCGGACTCCGTGAGGTTCACATCGGGTCAGGCCCGAGGGGGATGGGCTACAAGGGAAAGAAGGCACACCTTGAAGCGTTGCTCGATGAGTTCGCCGAGGCTCGCGACGAAGCGGCGGCCATGCTGGCGAAGGGTGGGGATGCCCGTGCCGAGGCCCGTGTCGCCAGTGCCGTCGAGGACATCGTGCCTCCCTCGGAAGAGGAAGAGGAAGAGGAAATCCCATCCCTCGCGGACCTCATTGCCGAGAACATCGACGGCTCTTTTACACCGGAGGACGAGACGCCTGACCCCACTAAGCGGGTGGCTTCACAGCACGACTCTGTTCGGGGGCTTGGTCTCCGCAAGAACGCGGTCAGGGCGCTTGAGCTGGCCAACATCTACAGCATCGGACAGTTGATCAGTCAAACCCCTGACTATCTTCTCAGCTTGCACCAGTTCGGAGCTGCCTCCATGGAGGATGTGCAGATAGGTCTCGACGCCCTCGACTTTGAGTGGCCCAACGGGCAGCTCTTCAGGGCGACTGGCGGAGCGGGTGAAACCCCTCTTGGCCGTCTCATCCGTGGTGACGACCTTTTCCAGACTGAGGAGGAGGAGAACCGCAAGGAGGAAGAGGAGGAGAACCGCAAGGAGGAAGAGGAGGAGAACCGCAAGGAGGAAGAGAAGCGCAAGGAGGTTCGCCGCCGCAATGCTGCTTACGCACGGGCCTATTATAGGAAGAACCGGAAGAAGATTCTGAAGCAGCAGTCAGTCTACAGGCGGCGGACACGCGTTCGCATACAAGATCTGGAGGCCAAGGTGTCCGACGAAAGGGGGGGCCAGTAACATGTGGGTATTCACTAACAAAGGATTCTTCTCCATCGTGGAGGACCGGAACAATTCATACAACCTGCTCGTCCGTGCTCGGATGAAGGGCGACTTGGAGCGCGTCTTCGGTCAATTCCTCAAGCACTATGATCTTGAAGTTTCCGAGACCACCGACTCCGACTACCGATTCAGGGTCAGCCTCCCGAGGCACACGGTGGACAGCGTCATCTCCGCCGAGGTGGACGGCATCGACTACGATAACTTCAAGAATAGTTATAGGGATAACGAGGAGATCCCTCAGACCATCCGGTCCCTCATGCACTACCACATGCACGATGCGTGGGAGGCAATGTGGAAGGCCCAGAAGAGTGGCCAGACTTACGAAGAGGCTGAAGTAGAAGTCCGTAAGCATTACAGCATCTAACAATTTAATCTTTGGGGTAGCTCCCCAACCGTGAGTGACTGAACATAGATTAGTCTAGAGTCTAAAAGTGTCTGTGTCTTGAGCGATGTCCAAATGGATGAGCAGAGAGAGCGGAGCGCGAAGTAGCCAAACTGATACTTTATCTGGATGGCGAAAAGTTGAGGGTAATAAAAGCAATCCCTCCTCACACCAATTTCCCAAAACAAAAACCATAACAACACTATGACTGACGGCGAATACACACTAACAGATTTCCGTAACCTGTCCGAGGAGCTTGTCGATCTTGCTGAAAAGATCCGAGGCCAACTCTTGAGCATGGAGCCGACAGGCTTCGACCTGACCAAGGGCGATTACCTACGGTTCTTCAGTGGACTCGACTACGTCGGTGCCTCTCTCCCACAACTCGACGCGAAAGGACTGTAAGATGTCCTTGATTAAAACCATTGGACAATCTGTTAGAAATGTGTATAATTTCTCCGTGAGTAAAATCATTGATGTGCATAAGTGGCTCCCGTCCCTCAAAAAGAAGGCGGCCCTGCTCCTCATCGACGAGGAACTCGACAACCTGAAGATCCGCGTAACCGAGATACACATCAGCCCCGTCTTTAAGGATGACCTCCATCGGAGGATCAAGGCCATCCGTTACCTGCTCAAGAAACTATAACCCCCGAACCTATGAACTCAGCGACCCTGACCATCAGCACCGACAACGAAACCCAAGCCCGTGAAATCTTGTCGGTCCTTCAGGAAGCCGAGGAGAGTGGGGAGTTGGATTTCTCGTTCGCTTGCCGGATCGGACAGGTCACCGAGAAGGTCGAATTCGACAACGCCCTTTAACGTGAAAAAAGAATTAGCACTTTACGAGACGTTCACACTGGCGCTGTCCGCGTTCGTTGGAACACTGATCCTGATCCACGCGGGCCTAGCCTTGATCGAATTCCTTACGTAATCCTTTCGAGCCGCTCAGGCATGGTGTGCAGGGAGATCCTGCGACAGGTCAGCTAGTCCTAATGAAACACCTGAGTGGCTCCCCCCAAAAATATATCATAATGTCCTTGACCTAATCCAACCTATCGTGTATACTAGCGCCACATTAAAATGAGCAAGACCCTTTTCCCAAAGCAACTGGAAGCGTTCCGTTTCTTTTACAATCGTCTAACCGCTGGACTCAACACCCTCGACCAGTCCGACATGGGGACAGGCAAGACAGTGGTCGCTGTCAAGCTGGCAGCCGCCCTCGGCAAACCTATCGTGGTCATCTGCCCCAAGGCGGTCATCCCTGCTTGGAAGCAGGAGTTGGCCGAGGACAACATCACTGCAACCTTCATCCTGAACCTTGAAGCCTTGCGGACTGGCAAGTCCGGCCACGTATCCAAGGTAGGCAAGAAGACATTCAAGTGGCTCCTCGACCCCAACACCCTTGTGTTCGTGGACGAGATCCACAAGTGCAAGGGGCCGTTCACCCAGAACGCTGCCCTGCTGATCTCCCTCATCAAGCAGGGCTACCTGATCCATGGCATGTCCGGCACCAGTTGCGAAGACCCCACCGAGATGCGGCCCCTCGGCTTGATGCTTGGCCTCCACTCCGGCGACCAGAAGGCGGACGGCTTGAAGAGGTGGTGGCCGTGGATGCGGATGTTTGGCTGCGAGAAGAACGAGTGGGGTTCATGGGTTCTGGAAGATCCCTTCCACTTGCCACAACTTCGTCAGGAGATGTATTCCACCAGAGTTCACCGACTCACAGTGGATGACTTCCCGACTTCCTTTAAGGAGAACCGTGTGTTCACGGTCCCGATCCAGTTCCGCGAGAACAAGAAAATTGTGAAGGCATACGAGAGTCTCGGCATCACCCCTCAGATCATCGAGGACTTCATCGAGAAGGGAACCGTGACCGACTCCGAGCATGTCCTCGCCAACATCACTGCAGCCCGACGATTGGCCGAGGCGTTCAAGGTTGTGGATCTCGCTGAGATGGCGGAGGATCTCATGGCCAACGGTAAGTCGGTAGTTCTTTTCGTCAATTACAGCGACACGATTGACGCCCTCCGGCTTCGCTTGAAGTGCGACCGGATCGACGGGCGGCAGGACGACGCTGACCGACAACGTGTGATCGAAGAGTTCCAACGGGACGAAACCCATTGTGTGGCAGTCAACGCCGCCGCTGGTGGGACTGGCATCTCACTGCACGACACGCTTGGCAACCGCCCACGGGTGGCGCTGATCTCCCCGACCTTCAACTGCAAGACCTACAAGCAAGTGCTCGGTCGCATCCACCGCAACGGCGGGAAGAGTGACGCCCTCCAACAGGTGCTGGTCGCAACGGACTCCATCGAGGAGCATGTGATGCGAGCCATCGGTCGCCGCCTTTCCAACCTCAACGAACTGCACGGTGTATAAACATATCGTCCGCGAACTCTACCCGAACGGGATGCCCATGCTGATTCAAGGGGAACTGCACCGTGGGGAATTTGAGGAGGGTCCAGTGGTTGACTCCTATACCTGCAAGATGTATCCGGTCATCGGGAACACGGTGCTCCCTGCTTCCCCCTCCCTCGACGCCAACTCTCAGCACAAGATCGCCCTCAGACTAACCGACCTTATCCGCAAAAATTAAATATGAGTAACCTAAAAAGAGACAACTGGACAAACGAAGAAATCCTTAACTTCCTTGAAGGCAGAGAAATTTATACTGATGGTCTGACCGGAGAGGCGAGGGAATTGCACCCAATGCATACCCATGCGCTCAATGAAATCCGTGACCTCTTCGGGTCGTTCCAAATAGAATTAGACAGCTACCAAGCCCTAGCTTATGACACCGACACGAAGGAGATTGTCCATGTTGGCCCGATGCCCCCCCGTTAACCCCCCAACGTCTAACCGACATTATCCGCAAAAATTAAAATGACATTATCTAAACTGCAAAGCCGCCAAGCCACCGAGCACCAGAAACGTGCCGACGAAATCATCAAGAACGTAGCCAACCGCAAGTGGTCGAAGGACACCCTCGCCAAGAACCTCGACGCTCTCTACCTGATGGGCATGAGGCACGGCTGGGAGGCTGCCAAGCTCGGCATCGAGGGCGAGGACTAATCGTCCAGCTTCAGGAACCTTGGGTTCTCCGAGTGTTCATCCATCAGCCACTTGAGTCTTTGCTGTCCTTGTGGTGTCTTCATCAGGGTCTCGACGAGGTCGGTGGTTGGGACCGGATTCTCCATGAACCCTGCGAAGAGTAGCTTGGATCTCCGCTCCCCGTATCGCGCCCCGCGTAGTTGCTGGTAGAGGTCGTAGTTGTTGACGCCGAGTCCGTTGAACCCGCGCATGGCCTGTGCCAGTTTGCTGTTGATCCTCATGCGGGACTTCCTGATGTCCCTGTGGATGCTCCTGACCTCGCCCTCACCCATGCCCTTGGTCTGCTTGAGCTTGTTGAACCTCTGCTGGACGCGCCGTTGCTCGTCCCTCAGTTGGTATACAACCCGAGAGAACTGGTCGGCTGGGTCATTTGAGCGGGGCCTTACCGGATAAAACTCACTCATAATTATCCCGAACGGGGAGTCAGCGAACTTGTCCACCTCTCCTCCCGCTGCCTTCCACGCCTCGTGGAACTTCATCGGGGTCCGTGGGCCGTAAGCCTCCTTGCCGACGTAGCCCACCATCTTGGCCGTCTTCCGCCACAGCGGGTCCGACTCCTCGTAGATCGGCCTGCCCGATCTGGCGTCTCGGTTTTCCTTAACGTCGATGATAGATCCGGCAAGGATCTGATCCCCGAGGTATGGCTCAAGGAACGAGGCCGTGATGATCTTCTCGGCTGCGACCATCGGCTCGCCCCTCACGAGGTGCTCCATCCCACGGAGGAACGGGTCAGCAATCACGGCGAACGGGTTCAGGTAGGTGAGGTCGAACGTGGTGAGGTCTCCCTCTTCGCCCCCTGCCAAAGCTCGCGCCCCTGCTGCGACATTGACGCCCAGTATTTTCTTGTCCCCCCTGAAGTAATAGAAAGTATGATTTCTGAGATAAGGGGGAAGGGACATGCGGAACGCCTCGTCCTCATCCTCGCCCATGTCGGACAGGAGTTTCTGAAGTAGAACAGGCATCGCGGTTGAGAACGCCGCCACCAACCCGAGGCCCGACATGCGCTGCCTACCACGAGACTTGATGACAGGGTTAGCGTCATGTATCTCCTTCCTTGCCAGCGTGAATGTGTTCACCGCGATTCGTGGAACCTCCGCCGTGAACCGGATGAACGGTGCGACGAGGAGTCCCCAACTGGACCCACTGATCTTCTTGATGACTGGGAGAGCACGGGCGTAGGACTGAGCGGTGGCCGAGATGATGTCGGCGGCGTGTTGCTTCCGCTGCATAGGGGACATGAGGGAATACTTCCGGTCCCCCTTCGGCATCCCCTTCTCAGCTTCGGCTGCTTTCTCGATGACCGCCAACTCGTGCTCGTAATATCCTATCTTGTAAAACGAGTCCATTGCGGACCCGAGGCGAGCGGCGGTATTCTGAATAGATTGTAACGCCTTAAACCCCTTGGCGGTCGCTGCCTTCTTGTTGAGTTTTTGTAGTTGGTCTTCAAGGGACACGAACGTCTCCTCGCCTTGCATCAGCTTGAGCATGATCTCGGACCTGACCTCGTCACCGAACACGCCGAGAGACTCAAGCTCGCGCAGGTATGCACTGCTACGGGCCGCGTTCCCTTTGAACGCCCTGCCCGTAGCCATGAGCGCGGACATGCCCGTCCCCTCGGTGGGGTTGCCGGAGACGAGGGACTTGCCTGCCCCCCAGTATCCTTGCGCGGGTCCAAAGAAGAGCACGTTACTGAGCATGTTGCGGAGGTAGAATCCTACCGAACCCAACGTCTTGGCAGCCATGGCGAAGCCCGTCGCCTTCTGGGCGTAGGTCATCGCGTTGTGCAGCGCCCGAGAGGACGCGTCGTTAGGCTCCCTGATGGTCTGCTGGAACATGGGCCGGATGTCTTCGTGAACGTCCCTGTCCACCCACATTCCGGCCAACGGGTTCAGCCCACTGTCAGCACCGGAGGATATGATTTGCCTCATCGAACTGATGCGGTCGAACTCCTCCTTCGTCTTGGCATTCTTGAGGGCGTCTTCCTTCTGCTGGTGGGTCATAAGCCACCCGCCAACTTCACCTTGCTGCCTCATCTTATTAAGGAATGACTGGTGGGCGGCGATCTTGGAGACCGTTCCCAGCGTGTAGAGCAACGAGTCTACGCTGTCCTCCGGCACGTTGTTTGCACCCATCAGGTCCGCGAGCGGCTTCGGGATCTCAGCCCTGCCCTCAAGATTCTTGGTCAGTGCCTTGAGAGAATCAGACATTCTGGCAGGGAGGGAGGCAGGCTTACCTGCCAAGTCGAACGCCGACGCGAAGTCCACTGGACCCGTTTCAGTTTCATACGACTGGAGAAAGTCTCTTGCCATCTGGTAGCCCAAGGACTGTCCGGCCTGTTCCCTGCTGTCGTATAGTGCTTCGGCGGCAGCACGGGCATCGGAGTCTGATCTGCCACTTGCTCTAAACTTGTCATACTCAAACTTGATGAACTGGTCCCGCATGAAGTCGATGGCCGTGTCCCTGATGGCCTTGTCGTTTGCAGACTCCGACGTAAGTATACGCTCGACGTAGTCGGTGTCGGAGAACATGTGATACCTGCGCGTGACGTAAAGCCCCATATTGTTATCGAACTTAACGCTCAGGTCTTTCGCGGAGAACACCCCGAACAACTTCTTGGCTTCCTTGGACAACTCATCTGTCAGCCTGCGGAGGTCGAGCAGGACGGGGAACAGGTTGGGGGCGGTGGCCCGTAGCCTGTCGAACGCCTCGTTCCTGTCCTTGATCATGTCCGCCTTCTTCGTCTCAAACGACTTGTCCTTGGCGGCTTCATATTTTTGCTGGGCCGCTTCGTCGGCGGCTCCCTTGGTAGTCCCGAGCGCGTCCTTCGTCGCTCTTTGTTTCGCCCTGCGAGCGTCTGCCGCTGCCCTGTATAGCGGCTTGCGCTTGTCTAGGTCTGGTTCGGCGGCGTCGATCTTCACCTTCTCGGCATCCTCGTCCTGCCTGTGCTTCGCATACTCGGTGGCGAGGTCGGCCTGATACTGGGCGTGTGCTGCATCCTTCTCCTTGTTCCGTGCATCCAGCAACACGTTGTCTGGGTCTGGGTCGATGTTGTCCGTGGTTCCGGTGGCCGCTTGGATGTCGTCCCACGGGATGTCATTGGGGTCATCGTAGTCCTCCTCCAGAGCAGACTTATACTTGGAGTGGTATTCCTCGACGACCTTGTCGGTTGTCCTGATGAACGAGTCCCGCTGCCGGACGTAACGCTGCACGGTCGGGTCGGTCTCCCCCTTGAACAGTTTCCTCCACGTTCCCTTCACTTTCTGGAACGGTCCCTTCTCGATGAACGGCATCTCCAGAACCTCGATGAACTGGCTGTAGTCCACGCCCTCCGAATTGAACTCGGACGGGAGGTCGGACGCGGCACCGAACGTGATGCCGGAGTGGATGAACGCGGGGCTGGCTGGGTTGAACCGCTCGCTCAGTGGGACGATCTCCCCCTCCGAGTCCAAGGTGACTGGTGCCACGCTCTTGACTAGGCTGGGGTTACGCAAGGCGAGGTTCATATACTCGTCCTTGACGAGTCCATTCGTTCTCTCTGCTTCCCCATAGCGGCTCTCCTCGGCGATCAACATCCCGTCGTATTTGGCCAAGATCGCGTCCGTGACTAACGACTTCTCCCAGTAAACCCAGTAGCCATCTTTAATCGACGAGAGGTGAGCGTCCATGAACGTCACGCCAGCGGGACCGTGTGCCGTGTTGTCGTCGGTGAACCGCTGAATGATATCCTCGTCCGCCATGCCCTCGGCTTCGGGGCCGAGGTATCTGAGGGCGTAGGCCATAGTCATTTCGTCCATGAACTCTTCCCAGTTGACGCGTGGGTCGAAGAGGTTCATGTCTGATTTCGTGACCACCGAAATCATGGCGTGGCCACCTCCTCCCTCCTGCATCCCGATAAACTCCTCGGCTGCCCCCGCACCAGCCACTCTCGGTGAGAAGAACACGAGTCCTTTTTCCCCACCGTAATCGGAGCGGGTGGGGTCGAACGTGTCAAACACGGGGCGCTCTGTGCCAGTCTCAGCGTCAAACACGGTGCGCTCTGTGCCAGCGTCACGAGGGATATCCGTAGCGTGGGACGTTCCGTGATACATGTGTCTTTGCGACCACCCTGATATTTCTGCCGCCCTGTTCACGAGTGGTTGCAGTCGGTGTGCGATTTCAGCCACCGTGGATTCTGCCAAGCCTACGTCAGGCATCGCCTGAAACTCGCCCATTTGAGTCTCATACGCCTCAGTGTCTGGAGTAAACCCGAACCCCTCCTCGCCTACGAAGTTCCACAGGTAACCTTGCCGAACTTCTTCTGTCTGGGTTAGCCCCGTTAAGACGTCCCGCCTGTGTCGTCCACCGTCGCCCCGCCACGCCTGCGATCCCTTATCCAGAATATGTTTATACTCGTTAAGGATGCTGTCGTGTTCTTTCTGGATCTCCTCCAGTTCCTTGGTTTGCTCTGCGGTCAGTTCCTCGGCCCCCGTCCAACCGAACTGGGTCGTGATCCCTGAATACATGTGTGCGTCCTTGCCCTCTTCGAACCTCTTCGACGGCGGGATGAGGTTCCCGTCCTTGTCGTAGGTTCTGGCGTGTGCGGTCTTGATCTTTGCGGGGTCTCGCACCGCGAGATTCATCCTCTCGTCCGGCTCCACCGCGTGTGTGCTGGAGTGTTCAGACACGAGTATCGCATCGTATCCCATGTCGAACACGGCATCGATGACCTCCGGCCTCTCCCACCAATACCACGAACCGTTGGTGAGCTTGTAGTAGTCCTCTGCCTGTTCCGACGCCTTGACTGCGTGATCCGTCAGGTCTCGCGTTTCGGACTTGGGCGGGAGGTGGAATGGTTTGGCCAGTTCGTCAGCGTCATACACGGCCCCACCTGACAGGTGTCCTTCCCGCCTTAACTTGTTGAGAAGATCCTCAACTAACCTCCAATCCTCACGGGGGTCAAAGATCTTGTCCGCCTTAACGAAGGTCGGCAGGACAAGCTCCTCTATCGCACCCATCATCCGTTCCTTACTCTCAAGGTGGCCCCGCTTCGAGTGTGCAAAAGACTCTGCGGACATCTCCCTCGGGGACAGGAAAATCAGACCAGTGGCCGGAGTGTAATGGTCCCCAGTGGCCCCCCTGTAAACCTCGAAAGGATACCTGTGCTTGAACTCGTGCTCATGCACAAACTTTTCTATGTTCTCACGGACTCCGCTTGGTAATGCGGAAGGGTCTTCCCACTTCTGCATCACGATCTTTGTCTTCCCGTGAGAAGACACCCTGACATGGGAGATGCCATGCTTGGCGAACAGGGCCTTCACACTCATCTTCCTAGCGGTGCCGTGATACATCGACGGGGCGTAGCCTCTCAGACGGGCTACTTCCAAGATCAGTTCGCGTTGCCGCACATCAGCTTGAGCACGTTCCACGCTGCCTGCTTCCTTCCGCCGACTCTCAAGGGCGAAGAACTCTCGGTCGATCTCCTGCAACCGAGTGTGGAGGTTACGGGTTTTGACCCGCTCGTCCTTCGCAATCTGCGGGGCTTTCTTGACCCTGTCCAGCCAGCTTTGCTGTTCTGGGAAACCGCGTAGTTTTATGACGGCTGGTTCTTCTTCTTCCGCATCGACGCGGTCCCTGTCCCTACGGGTTCTGTCCCTGTGCGGCTCAAATACTTGCCGCAAGGATTCGCTCACGAGGGCGGCATCTTCGTCGCCCTCTCTGACAGTGATACCGGAAGCTAACTGTCCCGTCCTCTGCGTGGCCTCTCTCCGTGAGATCTGACCTAAATGTTCAGCCGCTTGTCTGGCTCGCTTGGTAGCTCTACCAGTTAGCTTGGCTCCTTTTCTTGTCCGCTTGCCCGAGATCCGCTGAAACCTCTGCCGCCGATCACGAAGCCCCTCTTGAACAGTGGGTGTGAATCTGGGAGAGAAGGTAAGGATCTGATCCCCCTCTTGGTTCGCTTCCCAGTCGTGGTATCCGTATTCTCCAACTGTCGTGATTGTTTCGAGTTCTGCTTCCTGCTCATATTGTCTGATAATTTTATCAGCAAACGTGTCGTCTGTCAACACAGGAAGCATGTTCATGTAGTCCATCTTAAAGTTGACTACAATAATCTGGTTAGCGTCTACCTGCGTGAAGCCCAAGTCAGGGTGCATGGACGTTAAGTCATCCTGTATCTCCTGCAATTTGCTCTCGGTCAGGTCGTCACTGAACGTGAGATGAATCCCGTAGGACTGTTCGTTCCCTCCGGCGGTGTGTATCAGGTTATCCGCCCTGAAGTTCTCCGCTTCTTCTTCTTGCTTGAACGTGGGGATCGCCTCTAGTTTTCCTGTGTCCTTGTTCTTCAGCCTGTAGGGCTTGTCCTTGTTCGTTTGTATCTGGTAACCGTCGTCAACTTTCACGACTTTACCCGTGTCAATGCGTTCGTTCTTCAAGGTGGCCCACGCCTCGGCGTCTTCTTGTGACTCAAAGTGTGCGCCTTCTGAAACCGTCCTCCCGCCTTTGGTCACCCTGTAGAAAACATCTTGCTTCGTCTTCTTGACAACTCGGAGCCAAGGGACGGCGTCCTGCATGAAGATGTATTGCAGCGCCCGTGCGTAAGCGCGAATGGCGTCGTCGTCGTAAGTCTCTTTGCCCCCTACATCCTTTGGCTTATTGGGGTAAAGGGTGGACAGGACGTTGGGGGCTACTCCCCCCTCGTAACCTCCTACGGACATCTTGGAGACGGAAACAGCAATACCCAACTCTTTTGCCAGAAGGTCTTCGCCAGTCTCAGGGTCAACGATGAGTTGCATCGCCTGCTCCGTGAATTCCCTTTTCTCTTCGGGGGTCATGGCGGCTAACCTCTGGCCTATTTCAGTCTTGGTGGATGCAATTACTTCCCATGTGGCCGTCAGCCCCATCGAGTCCACGAAGTAGTCGAACGAACGGGACGCTTCCACGAAGTCAACTCCGGTGGCGGCCAATGCGTTTTCGGTCCAACGCCGCTGGTGCCTGCGCTCGGCATCTTTGTTGGGGAACGAACGCTGTAGTTGCCCTCTCGCCCCCCGTTCGCGCACCATGTCCCCTTCCGCAATGCTCTCTGCTTCCGTCTTCTGCTTAACTTCCTTCTGCTCGGAGCGGGCCTTGATCGCAGTCCAGACCATGGCCTGCACTTGGTGGGCCTCGTATCGTGGCTCCCCTTCCGCAAGGTTCTGGTTCAAGGAGTGGGTAAGGCGGTTGATCATCTTCTCGGAAAACCCGAACGCCCCTTTCCCTTTCTCGTCGGTCAGCCCAATGGTGTCATACCCCATGGCCCTGTAGACCCACATGTCCACGGTGACGGGCTGTTGGATTTTTTCCAAGAACGCGGTGTCAATCCGCATGGATCTCAGTTGTTCCGGTGTCGCTTGTTGCACGATGTGGAACATGATGTTCTTGTAGAAATTGTCCGTTTTTCTTCCGGTCCAATCCCTGTTGTCGTAAAGAACAGCGCGGGCCTTGTTATCTTGAACGGCGGTTTTTACAGAGAAATCTCTACGCGAGACGTTGTTAGCGTGTTGCTCGTAGGCCCGAACAGCAAAGTAAGTGTTCACTTCTACTCCAGTTTGCGGGGAGTAGATGGCCAACAGGGCGATTAACTTCTCGGCCTCGACAACGTCGCCGTTGGTTATTTCGAGGATCTTCTCGGCGGCATCTTCATACCAGTAGCGGCCAACGGCCCCTTCGATGGTGAGATTCTTGAGGCGTTCTTCCAGATTCTCAACGTCCTTTTCTGTCGTGACGCGTGGCGGAGCGCCTCTGAATTTACCATCGTTTGTCCGTAGGTATTCGAGGTCTTCAGGGAAGACGCCGTCGAACTCAAAATCGGAAAGGCTTACCGTCTCTTGCGGCGATTCTTGCGGCTGCCCTTGTAGTGTAATACCGGAGGACACGAACTGCCCTCTATCAAACGCCACGTTAAGTATATTATCGCGTCTTGCGATAAGGGTGTCGGCCATCTCGGTGCTCTCGGCACCCACTCCCATGACGCCCTCAACTGCCGACTGGATAGTCTCGTCGGTCATTTTGCGGAGTTGGGCCGCGCTGTTCTGGAGGTCAGTGGTGGACATGCCACCGAACACTTCGCCTGCCTGCCCCATCACTCGGAGTGTTGCAAACTCGGAACCCTCTTCGTTCCAAGCGCCACCCTTCGGTTCGCCCTGCGCCCTGAACTTGAGTGCGCCCCCCGTGTCCACATGAACCACGCGCCCGTCACCGTCAACCATGAGGTTGTCATACACCAGCCCGACTACGTCCCAGTTGGCGAGCCAAGCGTGGATTGCGAAGTCGGGGTAGGCCGACTTACGCATGGCCGGATCTCGCGGGTCAAAGTCCGTGAAGTCCTCCCGCCACTTGGAGGCGGTCCCCAGAACGTCCTGCCCTGCTGCGTCCTTGCCCGTCGCCAGACGGATGGGGAGGATGTCCGCGCCTGCGGTCTCGTAAAGAATCGTGGCCAGCACCTCGTTACGGGCGTGTTCCGTCGTCTTGCTCTCCTTGAAGTAAAATTTATTCCCCTCCCCGTCTTCATACACCCCACCCATGTTAGACCCAAGCTGCGGGCCAACCTTCGTCCAGTCACGGGCGTCGAGAACGTCGCCCGCATCTGCTGGAACCTGAGCCTGTTCAACCGTGATCCCTGAAGCCAGTGCAGGTTCGGCTTCCCTCGGCTCATCGGCCCGCTCGATGGGCTTGTTCATGTTCGCCTGCTTCCTGAACTGCTCGATGACAGACTCGGGGTTGTTTGGGTCGAACGGCTTGAGGTTCGTGGAGTGTCGGTAACCCGCCTCCAGCGCCCTGATCTCGTTCACCACTCGGTCAACTGCCGTCCTCAACTGCGGGCTGATGTTACGGCGAGACCTGTAGTAGCCGAGCTTCTTCAGGAACCGTTGGAAATAACGGACGAGAGTTTGGACAAGGTTCGGGTTCCTGCGTAGGAACGCGACATCCTCCTCGGTAGTGAACCCCCTCGTTACCTTCTGGGCGTGTTGCCGGAGCATCTCCTCCATTATTTCAACCTGCGCGGCCCTGTCCCCGTTCCGCCACCCTTCAAGGAGGCGCTCCCTGTTGGCCACGTTGCCCTCGTCGCCGTAGTTGCTCATGGTCTCCTCGGCATCGGCGTCGGTCATCCCGTCGATAAGCTCGTCCCGCTCGGCCCTAGTGATCGTGGCTACCGAGGCCGCGTGTGCGATCTCCTCGTTTGCGATCACGGCGATGATGTTCATCTGGGTCCGCATGGAGACGGGCCTGCCCCCGTTCATAGTCCGCAGTTCTGTCAATAGCCCACTAAGCATGAGCGGGTTTACGACCAAGGTTCCAGCCTCGGAGTCCACAGACATCATAGTGGGGTGGTTGAGGTCAACCTCCACTCGCATCTCGGGTGGCACGACGCGGTTCCTGATGAATGACATGAGCCGCTCCACACTAGCCTGCCCGCGTTGCTGGGCATCAACGTCAACTCCGGTGGCCTCTTGGATACCGGAGGAAAGTCTCACTGCTTCCTGCTGTGAACGGGAGACATCTTCCGCGATCTTGCCCACGATGGCGTCAACCGTCACTGGCTCCTTGGGGGTCGTGCTGTTGGTGGCGGGGTCCGTCGGGAAGACGCTGTCCGCAACAAAGTCCTTCGCGGTGCGGGACTCCTTGTTTGGCAAGTTAAGGAACTCCTCCACGCTGATCAGGTCTCTCTTGCTGCGGCGTCTCGCACCCGCTGCCAGAACAGAAGAATGCGACAGATCCAGAACGGCAGAGAACGCCGAGTCGAATTCGGGATTTGCCCCGCGAAAAAAGGCACGGATGGCAGCGACGACCTGTTCAAATCTACTGTATAGTGCGGGGGCCGCCCTGTCAGCCAGCATGGTCTTGACGAATTTCTGGAAGTCCGCAGACGTAAGGAAGTGTGCGACGAACTCGTCCACGTTGGTGAGAGCGTCGTATACGCGGGTGTCGTGATACTTATAGACCCCCATGTCAGGGACACTGCGGACGGAAAAAACAGCGGGGGTGGTTTCTTGGTTCGACATCGCCTTGTAGTCTGCCCGAATGTCGGCGATTACCCCCTCCAGCAAACCAATCGCGGCGGTCTCTTGGCGTGTCTGCGCGGCGGCTGGCTTTCTGGTGACGCCAGTCACATACGCGTGGATCAACTCGTGGACGAGCGTGTCGGCCACGCCCCTCGGGTTATGTCCGTTAATGTTTATTGAGATAGCGGGGGTGCCGTCTGTCAGCGTGTCAAATTTCCCAGCGTAGTTCAGGTCGGTCTCGTCAATTGACAACTCGACGCTCCTGATAAACTCAGGGGACTGGAGTAGCAGACGGGCTACAGACACGAGGTGTGAGTCGTATTCCTTCTGGACGCGGTCGGACACGCCGACGATCCGCTCTAGGGCCTCAATTATGGACTCGGGGTCTCCGTCTTTCAGACCCAAGGCAGCTATGGCCCTCTTATTAACCATCTGGTCATGGGCCTTGCTCATGCCCGAAGGCTGCGACCGGAGTAGTAACGCCCCTACGGACCCACGGACATGGTTATGGAACGAGAATACTTCCGCGTCTGACGGTTCAGCGCCCCCCTTGAGGCCACGGATCTTGTCGCGGAGGAACGCACGGTAAGCCGCGTCGGTCTTGGGCGTTCCTTCCACAGACGCAGAGGACAGCGCCATTAACTGCAATGCCTCCCTGACGGGAGCGCCCATTTCAAACTGCCGTCCTCGCAGGGCTTTCTGGAATTCAATGCTGGCGGGGCTTGTCTTGTGGCTCCCCTGTGCCATCCACTGAACAACATACCCCCACAGCCTTTTGGTGGAAGTCCTGTTGAAGTCAATAGACGAGGTGTTGAACACTTCGTTCTGGACGAGGAGGACTACGCTCTGCCGTAGATTGGAATCCCCGTCCAAGGCCGCGACCGCGTCGGCGTGTGCCTCGTTGAGGAGATTGGATATACTCGACTCGGAGAACGGTGGTGGGGCGTTCTCTGGGAACGGGGTGTAGGTATCTTCAACTTCAGACGCCGCATTAAAGTCGGGGTCTGCTTGGAGGTCGGCAGCTTCGTTCACCGACACCGACGCCACGAACGACTCCTTGGAGTGCTTGAGGCGGGCCGTCTGCTCGACCATATACAGGTCAGCCACTTCTCGGCCAAGGCCAACGAGAGAGACCTTGCCTTCAGTGAACAACGCTTCCTGCGCCCTGAGACGTAATTCTATCTGGGCGGACTCGGCAAATTCAGGGGCAAGTTCTCCGGTGTTAGGGGCAACAAACCCGTCAATACCGACTCCTTCTTCCAGTTGGGTCAGGACTTCTTGCGCGGTCATTTGCGTGTTCGGCTCAAACGGAGAGTCGATCATCGCATCCGGCTCCCTTAACCCGTCATCGCGCAGCGTGATCACGCGCTCGACCAGCTTAACAATCCTAGTGTAGTCCGGCTTGAGCACCAGAGCGCGGTCGATAGGCGTGAGGACGGACACAAGGCCACCGGACTCGGGGACCATGATGTCGGACACGACCACGTTGTTACCAACGCGGGCGAATCTGAACGCGGGGTTAAGAGTCGGGGAATCCAAATGGGCCGGATCGACAACGATGGGCGCTCCCGTCTCAAAGAGACTGAGCATGGTGAGCGGGTCGTTGTTGAACTGCCCGCGACCGACCCTGTCCAAGAATACCTTCCCGCGACCGTATGCCGAGTCGAGAGCCATCCCGCCTTCTGGGCGGGTCACAGGGATTCTTGGGAACCGCGCCTCTACCTCTGAAGCTATCCGGTCATTGGCAGAACGAAGGAAAGCCGCAGACGTTGTCTGCTCAGTGATAGGGACACCCAGCTTCCTGAGTTTGGCGGCGGTCAACATATGCGGGTAGCCCCCTTCGATAAGAGCCTCAACGCGAGATACCACGGACGGGTCTTCGGTTACCTCCTCCAGTTCTACTGTCTGTTCGACCTTGAGGTCTTTCAAGGCGAGGACGCGGTCCTTGAATGCCTCGCCCCTTAACTCGGTAGCTTGTTCTGGGCTTACGGCCTTGCCCTCACGGACCCGCTGCTCCAGCGCCCGTCGGACGGAGGATTCGCCAGCGACTTCAGCCCCCGCTACCTGTTGATCCATCTTCTTGTAGAGGGCCTCGGCCTCGTCGATCTGCTGGACGATCTCCCTGAACCCGACTTCAATCGCCTCGGCCTCTTCGGCGCGGGCGGGGTTGATGATGGTCTTCTTTTTGGGCGGGCGGGTTCCTTCAAATACGTCAGGCTCCGCGCCTTCGGTGCGACGAGGAGTCAAATTACGCACCGCTTGGTGGTCCGAGTTTTCAAGTGAGCTTGCTTCCTGAATCGGCAACTCCAGTTGGTGCATCAGGTTCCCCTTGGCCTCCACGGTCGTCGGGTCAGACCCAGAGACGACCGGAACGCTGCTGCCGAGAACATTGTTCACGGCCCTTGCGGCGGAGTCGGGGTTGACTTTCTCCTCAAACAGCGCCTCCGCTTCTGGGTCTGGTGTTATGCCGGACGGAAGTTGTGTCCCTTCTTCGGTAGCTTCTGGCTCACCTCCCCTGAGCAGCGCCTCCTGTTCTTCGAGGGTTGGGACCACGGACGCCCGTGCGTCTTTCCGCCGCATGTCGGACACTAACATGTTAACTACTTCCGCAGTTATCGGAGCGCCATTCTCGGTGAGGTCTGTGGACATCTCCTCCAGAACGTCTTCGTAGAATGAGGTCTTTTCCCTCTCCCGCAGAACGTCCGGTTGCAATGCGCGGAAGGTTCTTTGGACGAGGGGGACGGAGCCTCCCATAATCCCACCCAAGACGAACGCGTGCCAAGTCTGTTGGAGGCGCTCCAGCATGGGGGTGTCCTCGTGCAGGGCCGCGTCAGTAACAAGACCGTTGACGAACTCGTCGATGCCCTCCTCGATGCCCTCATCGAATACGCTTTTGGCTAGGCCCTTGACCCCGCCGAAAGCGTATCGCTTCATTATCTTCTTAATCGATTTCTCTGCCGAACTCAACAGGTTGCCGCCCAGCTTGCCTGTGATCTCCTCGCCCGCTCTTTTCATCTGCTTGGTGCTGAGACCCCTGAGCAGGGCGTCCTCCATTCCACCGCGTCCGATAGCAGAGAACGCCGCCGTGAGGACACCAGTGAACGTGCCTGCCATGAGCATGGCCCCGAGCGCCCTGTCGTGGGCGTCGTCATCCGACACATCGGGGTTTTGCTTCAGTTGATTGTAGACAGCCCCGTAAGTTGCCGAGCCAGAACGGGTGGCAGCGGGGATAAAGATGGCGGGGAGGTTGCCCAAGTGGGCGGAAAGTTTACTGTTATAAGCATTGAGGATATCAATCGCGCCTTCTTTTGACCCCTTGATCAGGTTAGCCGCGAGCAAGTCTTCCGCCTGATCAACGGTGGACTTGGCTCCAGTCTTCCTAAACACGTTGGAAGTGATCGACTTGAACATACCCTTGGCGGTCATGCTGGCCGTGGTGGTTCCGCCAGCCTTGAGGGATGCGTAGGCCACACCACCAGCACCGCCAGCAGGGGCGGTCGCGGCTGCGAGGAGGGTAGTCGCAGCGATGTCAATCAGCATGGGGAACGCGGTCTCGGTGGCATCTTGAAGGAGGCCAAACTCCTCCCCAAAAACAGCGGCGAGTTGGCGGCGATCTGCATTCTTCTGGCTGACCGACGCCAAGTAATCTTGCGCCGGATCGAACCCGAACGCGGCTGGGATAGCGGCGAACAACTGACCAACCCCATTCAAAAATGACATGCCAACTCCGGCAGCCCTCTCGGCGAACTCGTTGTAGTTGTCCTTGTCCGCGACGAACCCCTCAAGGATCTTGTAGTCCTCGACGCCTGCGGTTCGCCCAACGATAAGGGCCTTGCCCCACTCATCGGACACGTTCGACGCAGATAGAAACGTGTCGAGCCGCGTGAAGTCGGAGCGAAGGTGCGCGATGCGCTGCTTGTTAAGCATGGTTTTAACTTCTTCACTAAGCTCGGGGTTTGCTGCGAGGGTCTTGTCGAAGACATCCTTATTGACCATCGCCTGCATCGACATGGTCGGGAGGCCGTAGCCCCCTATCCGCAAATTTTTGCCCACATCGTCGTCGTCCTCGTCGTGGAATTCAAACATTTGCTTGTTGACCGCGTTGTCGAGAACCATCTGCTCGACCGCAAGCTCCATGTCTTCGGGACGTATGTCGAACTTGAGGGCATACTTCGACGCTATTTGCCGAATGTCGGACCCCCTCGCCTCGTTCACCGCCTCGCGGCGGGCCTCCGCCTTGTCGATGTCTTCCCCCTGACCCATGACGCGGCCAAAGAAATTTTTAAGTCCGCGCCCAAGGTTGTCAGCCTTGTGCTCCAACCAGTCCATCGTGCTATATTCGGACTGGGCAGCTTCCGTGGAGAGCCCGTCGATCTGAATGTCGAAGTCTGCGTTCTGCTTGCGCTCCACTTCAAGGAGTCTGGTGGCCTGCGCTAATCTCTGGATGCGATACAGCGGGATACTGAACCCGTCGGGGGTGTCTAGCTGTGCCTGTGCGGCCAACGCATCCCCCATCGTAACGCCCCCTTCGGACGACGCCTTGAGCGCCCCCACAAGATCCATCTGCGCGGCGGCTTCGCCTACGATAAGTTGGCCGTTCGACAGGCGGGCCATCGGCAGTTCGCCTGCGTCCACCTTGACTTGCAGTAGCTGGTCCCGATTCCTGTTTACTACGTCGTCAGCCTTTTCGCGTAACGGTTGCAGTTCCTCGGCGTATTCGGGGGAGGGCGACTCGACGGCAGCCGCAAAATAATCATTCAGCGTCTGCTGATCTTCGCCGTGTTCCGGCAGGCTCTGCTGGAAGGTGCGGGCGAGTTGGTCGAATGTCTTGCCCCTCTGGATGTCCGCCATGCGCTGCTCCAGTTCTTCCGCGTTCGCTCCGTCCGGTTCAAGTAGCCCGTCCTCGCGTAACATATTGGAAAGTCCTCGCCGGACTCCTATCTCGACATCTGGTGTATACGCGTCCGCCTTGATGAACTCCTCGCGGACATAATCCCCGAACTTTAACCTGCTCTCAAGCGGGTCGGTGTAATCATTTTCAGCGGACCACTCGGAGAACCCGAGGGTGTGGACGGTTGGGGTATCAGTTTGCTCAGACATAGCTGACGCGATGGGATATGTAGGTTAGTAGCTAACGGAAACGGGCTTCGGTATCTTCTTGCACCACCTTACTTTCAGGGGGGACGAAGGGGGACGGGCCATGTAGCTCGTCGAACATCTGCATACGCTTCGCCATTAGCTGGTTGAGCAGGTAATTTTTCCTAGACCCTACGTCGGTGAACCCGAACGTCTTGTATGTGTCAAGGGCCTTTCCGGTAAGGTATATGTCCGCGATGCCCGACATTTGCTGCACCTCTGATTTTTGCAGAACCAACTTCTGCGCTGCCTGCACGTTCGGATCATACGTGTCGCGTTCTTCCTCGGTTTCCGGTTCCGCCCCCGCCTGCTTGCCCAAACGCCGGACGGTGGCAATCTTGTCCTTGAGATCGTCAATGTCCGCGCTGAGCCTTTTGCCCTTCTGGGTAGTGGCCGCCTTGCCACTGAGTGCCTTCGCGTGGGCCTTCGTAACCTGAAGGAGACCCTTCTCCTTCTCGGTCCTGATGCCGTCCGCGTCGGCAAGCTGTTCGGCTGCGGCCACATCTCCAAGGGACGAGATGGCGGTCATCTGCGGAATGTAGTAATCCTGCTGGGCTTCGGCCCCAGCCACGGATTGTGTCGCGCTAGTGAACAGCCCCTTGAAAAGTTGGCTGCCCGCCAGTCTGGGCTTGCTGGTATACAAGTCTTGGCGGGTCTGGTTGATGAGGTTCATCTTATCAAAATTACTCATCTCCGAGTTAAGGTTCTCGGATAGCTGCGCGGACACGACGGCCAAGTGGTCCGCCTCTTCCTGCTGCCTGCGACTCTCTTCCTTGGCCTTGTCGAACTCAAGCTGCGCCCGTTGGAAAGCCAGATCCTTCGCCTGCATCTCCATCATCGGCCTGTCGTATTGCTCGTAGAGATACTGCGACATGTGCGTGGACACAGGGCGCATACCAAAGTATTCGCCTTTCATCGGGGCGATGTCTTCACCGTAGGAGAATTCAGCCATTTACTTTTTACGATTCCGTTTTTGCTTTCGGCGTTCTCCCCTTAACGTCGCCCCCTTATCGGGGGGGAGCAGTATGGGGTCAGTAAACCCTTCGCCTCGGGGTAACGGAGGAACACCCCCCTGCCCCCTAAGTTCCACAGGCTCCACAGGCTTGTTAGTAAACGGGTCGATAGGGGGACTCGCCGCTTCAAGGAGTCTGGTGTCCCGTGCCAGTTGTCTAACGGGGGCGAGCGGTTTTTCCGGTGTGCGTGGCTCCTCACCGCGAGGGTCAAAGTCTTCAAGTGGTTCTTCTTTTTCAAGAAGCCTTTGCCGTTGGGCGGCGGCATCTTCAGCTTCGCGCAATCGGTGCTCCTGCACCAAGGGGTCAAGGGGGTCCGTTGGATCAGCAGCGCGTCCGAGAAGGGAGTTCTCAAATTCTTCGCGCTCTCGTCTTCTTTTCCACTCACCGTGCGGATCATGGCCTAGCTTTTTCAGTTGCTCTTGCAGGGCGACTGTTTCTCTCCGACCACGTTCTCGTGCTTGTTTATAATCGTCTGACCAGAGAGCCTCGTAATCACGCATAGTAGCGCGACCCTGTGGATTAAATTGCACATCCAAGGGAATCTTACCTTCTTTCTGCATCTTCTGGAATTCCCGAGCATCCTCTCTGGTACGCTCCTTGAAGCTCTCACCGTATTCGGCGAGATACTTCTCTTTCTCCTCCTCCCGATCAGAAGCCTGTTTCTTCTCCTTGATTTTCCCCCCAAGTTTACGCCCAATAGCGGACGGAACTGGGGCCACAGTACGCAGTGCTTTTTCGACACTATTTAAAAAATCTGGCATGGCTTACGATACTGTGTTTGCTTTAATATTTTTTTCACCCTCTCGGATGATCGGGCGATCCATCGCTTCAAGTTTCGCCTGATTCCTCCTCTTCGTTTCCTCTAGTTCTAGTCGGTCCCGTTGGGACATGAGGGGGCGGCGTGGTGCTCCGGCTCGGATGGCCCCCGCTTCCTTGCGGTAGCCTCCCCCTTCCAGTTCACGCGCCAAGCGGCGGAGTCTCCCGCCTTTAGATTCAAGTTGGCGGGACGGATCTTTGAGTCCACCGACGGAACCTTCCAGCGCGGTGCCTCTTCCGAAGGGCGCTTTCTGCAAGGCTGCAAGTTTATCTAGGCCCGGTGTATCTACCCATTCGCTCCCTTCACGGGACCGGAGGTAAGCTATGTGCTCGGCAGCCTTTTGCTTCTTGAAATCGTCATACATCTTCCGGCCCACATGGTTAAACTTGTCAGCGTCGGCTATGCCCGCGTCGATTGCCCGCTGCCTGAAGTCAGCCATGCTGTCACGAAGGGCAGCAGGGTCGTCCTGTAATTCTTCAAAGGAGGCCCGCATTTCTTCTGCGAGGGCTTTCCCAGTGAGGGGGGCGTATTCGGGTCTAACGCTCGGATCAAAATCAGAGCCGCCAGCGGCGTCGAAATCTTCAGGAGCAGGGATCAGGTCGGAGGGGACGGGGGGACCGACTAGGGCTGGCGAACGCTTTGTTCGTTGGCGTTCTTGCCATTGTTGGAACCGCGCCCTGTCTTTAGGGTGCATATGCGGCTTTACGGGAGGGGGCGCTACTTCTCCCAAACCCTTTTTTAGTTGATCTGCTTTGAAACGGGCTAATCCTTTTAAGTAATCTGCTTTATCCTCGGGGTGCTGCTGTGCTCTTGTCTGCGCGGGAGAAAGGACTGCGCGTCCCATACGTTCAAGATCGTCCTCAAAATCACGCTCCTGTTCCTGCATCAACTTCGCGGCTTGAATCGAAGCGTATGCAGAATCGGCGGGGTCTAAAAACCCAGCATAGGCTGCTCGTGCGATGTTGGCCGGAGACGCAAGGTCTAGGAGCATCTCCTTTTCTGAAGATGTCGAAACATCTTTATCGCCTGCGGCCTCTTCTCCGTGTTGCTTTAGCGCGGCCCGACGGGCTGCATCAGCCTTCTCCCCTTTCCCAAATGCAAGGTAGCTACCTTTTGCAGCTTGGATTCCCCCATGAACCATAGCGCCGCCCCGCACAAATTTACGGGCGCGACCAGCAGTAGCGGGAACTTGGACCCCCCCAAGGGCCGTTACGGCTCTGGGTGCGAGCGTGGCAACATCCAGCGCCGCCGTGCCCGCCTGCCTTGCCGTCACTGGCTGTTTCCAGACGGAGGGGCGAGTCGCTCTTTCTTGTTTTGCTACTAATTTAATTAATTCATCCCTGCCGCCCTTTTTCCCGTGGGTCTTAGCCGCATTTTTAATCCCCAACTTTTTTGCCTGATCAAGAAGCTCCTTTCTAGTAGGATACCTCTTACCAATCTCCGTCGCCCTTCTGGCGAGATCCTTGGGGATCTTTTTTGGGTAGAGCTTTTTCGCGGCAGCCTCTAGGGCTTTCTTAACTGGGATAGCCATGGCTTAATATCCTCTGCGGCCTACTCTCCGACCTGTGCCAAACCCACCGGAGTCAAGACCCCCAGTTGTAAGCCCTTGCCCCGCTCCTCGGCCTTTTTCATCCTTGGCTGGCGCACCCTTGGCCTTTTCCAAAGCCTCCTTGCGCTTCCTCTCGGCTTCCCGCTCGGGGTTGATTAACTGTTTTTGTTGCCGCGTTCTTACTGGTGCGGCGGCAGGCGCGACGGCAGGCGCAGCGGCAGCAGCCTCTTCCCACCAAGGTGTTATTGGCGTTACAGGCTTATCAGTAAACGGGTCGATGTCTGCGGCAGGCGCAGCAGGCGTGGCAAACTTCACAGGTCGTTCATCATCGGGCGAACCATAATCTGTCCAATCCCCCGACTTGAAAGGGTCTCTCGGTTCCTCCCGATTACGTTGGCTTGGGTCACGAAAAAATTTAAATCCAGACATACCGTACCGACTAAAATGCGGATTAAGAATATGAGTTAAGCGGTAAACTGTCAATCCAGCAAAACCGCATCGCGGTTCTGTAGCGCCTTGCCTAGCTGTTTGATCGTGGTCCGGCGATACGGACGGCCTTCCTTCCCTTCCTCGGGAGGATCAATGGCCACTAGGCCGAGGCGCTGACGGGCGCAGTCCAAGGCCAGAAATGCGGCGTCTGCAAGGTCGGGGCTTCGTCCGAAACGGGACTTGAACTCCGGCTTCGACTCGATCTTAACCCGCAGGGTGCCGCTTTTGATCATGTCGTAGTTGCGGCTGGTTATCTCTTGGGCCAGATCGGTGTTCACCCCAAACACTTGACGGGTTCTCATCAGTTCTTTGCCCACGAACCAAAGCTCGGAGACCCTATTCACATATAGTTCTGTCCCCACAGACTTGCTATTGGCGCTGACCCTCTTGTCACTGGCCTTGCCCCCGAAGCTGACGCGCAGGAACCCGCTGGCCCACTCTCCAGACAGGACATCACAGAAAGGTGCTCCTGCGCCCGTGGCATCCACCGCCACATTCTCAGGTAGAATGTCCCGCTTCTCGCAGTGCTCCTTGATTTGCCTGACAATCTGATAAGTCCGAGGGATCGCCTTGTTGGTGGCGTCGTCGTTCAAATGAACAGCCTCCCCGAACTCAATGACGTATTGGCCTGTCGTGTCGTAGCCCACCGAGGCGGTGTAGAGGATCGTCCGGTCGCCGCCGTTGGTGAACGCGGGGTCAATGCCTGCCACTTTGATGGGCGTCCCCTCCCACTCGACCTTGGACATGGCCTTGCTCATAGTCAGTTCGTTCTCGCCGTAGATCCCCGTTGTCTCATCGGAGTCGAAAAATATAGCGCGAATCATTCGCATGTAGCCCCGTGACTCGGGACCGAGTAGCCCCTTATCCTCGTCAATCTTTTCCTTCGTAGGGAGCCACGGGTAAATGGTCTCCCCCGCGATAATGTTAGGGGAACGCTCCCCATCGAGACGGATATAATCGCCGCCCCATTTCGTAGCCCACCCGTCCGCCGTGTGCGTGTCCACCGAGTCCCAGCCATTGATCGGCTCCGACCAGATCCCGAAAGCATCGAAGCGGCTGTTAGGGTTGGACATTCCGATTAACTGGAATTCTGGATTCTTAGATAAGTTCGACAGGCCCGCCTGAAGAATGGCCTCGGATAGCTCCGAGAGTTCATCACCAATCAAAATCACTCGGGGAGCCTTGATTCCGATGAGCTTGTTTGTAGCTTCACGGGTGCGCGTTTTTTCAGCAGCGATCAACGAGAGACCCGCCCGCTCGATGAGGGTGCCTTTCTCGTTTACGTAACTAGCGTTGCCAATCGAGTCCCGAATTTTGATGGGGGCATCGTCAATCACAGAGAGCAGGGACATTACCGACCCCCAAATCCGCTTACGGGCTTCTCGCAAAGTGGTCGAGGTCATCAGGACAAGCGTGTCCTTGGGCTTGGACAACCAGTTGGCTATCCCCCACGCAGCCATGGTGTGGCTTTTCCCCGATGACGCAGACCCCCCGATGGCCAGATACTTATTATTGAGCGCGGCCCAGATCATCTTCTCCGCCCACGGATGGCGGATCATCAACTTTTCAGGCAAGTCATCGTGGTTCCACAACTCGTCGCAGATCCTCCAGAAGTAATACTCCTTCGCTCGTAGGTGTTCGTGGTTGGCAAACCCATACAACAAAGCAGTGATGAGACTGGTCGGAGGAATCAAAAGTCCCCCGACATCCATACGTTTTGTTTTGGGGTCGATGCGCGGGTCGAGTATCTGCTTGATGCTGGGAGTGCTTACCTCCATAATCTATTGTAGAGATTACGCCTAAAGAAAGTGTGTGACAAACCCAAAGACAGCCTCCAACAACGCGCCCTAACGATGTATAAGGCGAACTGGAAAAATATTTCCATCGCCAAGGAGTTAGGGGTCCACCCCGGCACGGTGCGGCGGTGGCTCAAGAAGATGGGCGTCCGCGCCAAGAAGAACGGGTTGCACCCTAATGATGCCCCCGCAGTAGCGGAAGCGCCTACTGACGAACTGGCGGAAGCTATTGACCAACAGCTTGAGTCTACCACCGACGAGGCGATCCTTCGAGCGGGTCACGACGCACGACAGGAAGAGGACGCAACGATCTTGGAGATCGCAGAACGGCAGTCCAACCCCGCTGACAAATATCAGCATTACGCCGCAGCGACAGGAATCAAACTCATGCGTGACAGCGTGAAGAACCTGCGCCCCGCCAAGACTGTCCGTGAGTTATCCGAACTCGACCAATTCATCCGCCGGAACCTCGGCCTCAACTCAAAGAACGGCAGCGGCGGCACAATGCAGATTGATATCTCCATACTCAACAACACGAAAGCGGATCGTGGGGAGGGGTCCGTGAAACCCATTATCGACTTGGATTGATGATTTACGACCTCAATAGTGGTGCGCCTGAATTTGATGGCGCTCATTACGAACCGATGGGTGACCCGTTTTTCTACCGTCAAATCGACCCCACTTGTTACACGGGGTTCTCGTTAGAGCCGGAGAAAGGGGAGGGTAAAAAATACCCCGGCAGCGGGGTTTTAATGTTCAGTGAACTTAAAGACGCCTTTGTTGGCATCGTCGAGCACCCACGTAACCCCCCAGTCGCCTGCTACTCGATTGCGGGGACCAAGATCATTCTCAAGGAGAAACACGGACTGAGCAAAAACGAGATCAAAATGGCGCTCGATCAACTAAAGTCCTGCGACCTCGGGCCGAGCACCCCCTGCTTCCTTGACTCGGCCCCCCTCAAGTAATGGAGCCACTCTTTAAAAAGAAGATAGTAGAAGTAAACCCTACCGTCTTGATCCGAGAAGACCATCAGACCAAGAACGACTTCTCATTCGCCCACCGAAAACTGGTGGGTACCTTCTTTCGGGTCATCCCCCAGAGCGCCCACGAGATTTTCTTCATTCAGGGCCTCCCCAAGAATTATATTGTATTCACGCCCGAGAGTGGAGATGGGCTGATCATATCCCCGTCATGTCTGAAGGGAATGAGGCGGTGATCGTTGGGTGTGATAATGGGCTGGACGGTGGGCTGTGTGCGATTTCCGCATTCGACGGCGGGATCATTGACAAGATCGCCATGCCCACGATGCAGCGCAGCAAGAAACGGGAAGTGGCCGCCGCCAAGATTAACGAGTGGCTCACTGACTTGAACACGCCATTCACGCTGGCCATCGAGGAACCCTTGGCGCACGCGAAAAGTTCGCAGGCCGTTCGGTCCATGGCCATGAGCTTCGGCAAGATAGTCGGGATGGCCGAGGTGAAGGGGTATGACATCGTGCGGGTGTCCGTACATAAGTGGCAAAAAGAAATGCTGGGTAACGTCCCAAAAGGACAAACCAAAATAGCCGCCATGAAATTAGCCGAGCAGCTAGCCCCCGCTGAGAACTGGCTCAAAAACAAACGGTGCCGCACGCCCCATGACGGGATGGTCGATGCCTATTTAATTGCTCAATATATTTTGACAAGGCGGCAGAAGGAGCTATAATCGCGCCCATGCCAGACGACCATGCGGAATTCAGCCCCTCCTCCCTTAAATATGTAGCAGGTTGCGCGGGCTACCATGGGCGCGAAGAAACTAACGCCGCCGCTGAGAAGGGAACGAGGATACATGAAGCGTTGGAAGTCGAGGACACCTCCAACCTCGAAAGCGAAGAGGAGATTTCTATCTTCCAGCAGATCGTAGAAGAAGAGGAAGCATTCCTCGCCAACTACGCCCAGAGCGGGAGAAAGCAGACGGAGGATTTTAAGGAGATCCAGTTGACCGTTGAACTGGAGGGGACATCCACATGGGGGACATGCGACCGCCTTACTATCTTCGACGATGACACGGCGGTTCAGGCCGACTACAAGACGGGCATCTCCATGATCGACCCGCCGGAGAAAAACTGGCAGGCCCAAGCCTACACCGTCGGCAGCTTCCAGAAGTTCCCAGAGTTGAGCGAGATCACGTTTGTATTCTACGTTCCTGTTAGAAATGAGACGCTCTTCCACACGTTCACAAGGGAGGACATCCCCGCCCTTGTCAGGAAACTGTCGGATGCAATCAAGCAGGGAGAAGCCGTCCGCCCAAAATGGGACGACGGCACCCCAGAACTGCCCGACCTGACTCCCACAGTGAACTGTCGCTTCTGTCGGCACGAGAACGCCTGCCCCGCACTAGGCGGGCTGGTGGTATCCGTGGCCAAGAAAATCAATCCCCAGCTCCCTGACGTTGACATCGACTCAATCGAAGACCCCGAAGTTGTCGAGCAATTGTGGATGATCGCCAAGATGGTTTCCAACTGGGCGGACAGCCTGAAGAAGAGGGCCGTGAACATGGCCAAGGACGGGACCGAATTCCCCAGCCTCCGGCTCAAGAACATGGGCGCGGCTAAGAGGGTTCAGGACAACATGGGTCTTGCGGAGATCGCGCAGAATTTCGGCATCGGTAAGGATGAGATGCTGGGACTAGCCAATATCCCACTCGGAAAACTGTCCAAGGCGGTGGGCGATCAGTTCCCCAAGGGGGACCGAAAAAGAATTTCTAAAGAATTTGTTGACGCATGTCTGAAAGCAGATATAGTCACCATCTCAGAGGCGCGGCATACGCTCGCCTGAAACAAGAAACAAGAAACAAGAAACAAGAAACCATGGCAGCAAGCGCAATTAAGAAAGCGACGACAAACATTATGTCGGCAACGAACATGATGATTGAACCCAGCGACATTGAGATCCCAAGGATCAACGTCGTTCAAAAAACATCCGAGATCGAGGCCCCCTTTGGGAGTGTTGTTCTCGACAAACAATTCGTCATCGCAGACCCCGAGTCGGCGGTGCCGTGCATTCCGGTCTCTGTGACCAAAGGCTGGAGGGAGGACATCCCCTACGACGAGGACGAAGTGCCTCGTATCGCTCACTCACCAGAGGAGCGGGACGAGATCGCCAAGACCTCCGACTACTCCATGTTGGAGTTTGCGGACATCACCCTTCTCTTTGAGAAGCCGGACAAAACTGACGTAGGGGCGGCTTACCCGTTTCCTATCGGTGACAAGATGTTCGCCCTCGGGCGGATCAACGTCGCCAAGGACGCGTACCGCCAGACCTTCAAAAGGCTGGCTACGTTCACCCTGTTCAACCCCGATACTCCACCCTCCACTCGGGCGTGGGACTTCACCTCGTCTGTCATCAGTCGTGGCAAGTATTCGTGGTACGCCCCGTCCCTCACGTTCACCGACAAGGAGAGCAGTGAGGCCGTCCAGAAGTTCTGTTCCACCTTCCTCCGCTAATGTCTGAGATTGATACACAGACTGTGGAAGAAGAGGTTGTCATGCTTGGTGGCATGATTGAGGAACTCGACAAGAGCATAGAAACCGCATACGAAAGTAAGCGGAAGCTCATCTCCATCCAAACCGCCTTGGCCAGCACCATTGACATGGAGCTTCCAGTAAACGACAAGAGTCAACTTAACTTGACCTTTGTCGTGGACGGGGAAGAAGCCAATGTGGACAAAGTGGAGAACTAACAAGTCAGGTATCGCGGCGGGACAACCGGAGTTTATAGTGTTCTCTAGTTGTTCTGGTTAAAGCATCGCCTTGGTGGTAATCGCGTAAAAGCCACCGCACTTTAGCCCCTCACTGGTCTTTGTTATATTCCGCCAGTGGGGGGCTTTCTTTTGAAAAGCTATGGAAACCTACGCCCTCGACTACGAAACTTACTACGATAAACAGTGCAGCATCAGGACGCTCGGCCCACTGGGTTACTTTTCCCACCCTGAGTTTGACGCCTACCTGCTCACCGTCAAGGGAACCGACGGCACGGAGTTCGTCGGCCATCCCAAAGAGTTTAACTGGAATTTACTAATTGGTAATACGGCCCTGAGCCACAACGCAGCATTCGATGAAACCTTATATTTATATGGCGCGACCCAATCGTGGTGGCCGGAAGTCACGCCCGTCGCGTGGCATTGCACAGCGGATCTGGCAGCGTATTGCCGCCTTCCTCGCTCGCTCAAAGGAGCGACTCATACAGCTTTTGGACTAGAGGTGGACAAGACCACCCGCGACAACATGAGCGGGAAGAGGTGGGAGTCGATGACCGACGAGTTCAGGGCCGAGGTTAGCGCCTACGCCGTCAAGGACTCCGAGCTTTGCCTTCGCCTGTGGGAAGAATTCAGTGACCGCTGGCCAGAGGAGGAAAGAATAATTAGCACCCTGAACAGGAGGATATGTCAGGGCGGCATACCCATCGACACGGACCTCCTGAAGAAGCAACTGGAGACGATCAACGAGAAGTTGTTTGAGGCCGAGTCCGGTATCCCATGGCTCGGAAGTAAACCCCTCTTGAGCCGTGCTGCATTCGACGAGGAGTGTCAGAAGGTCGGACTGGAGCCGCCTGCAAGTTTGGCAAAGACCAATCCAGAGAGCAGGAAGTGGATGGATTACAATAGCCAGAAGCACAACTGGATCGCGGCCACGCAGAACTGGCGGAGGATCAACGCCCTCAAGAAAAAGGTGGAGAGCTTCGACGTAGCCACAATGCCAGACGGCAGATACTACGGAGGCTTTATGTATTTCGGGGCGCACACAGGGCGCTTCAGTGGGAGCGGTGGGAACCTGAACCTTCAGAACCTTCCTCGCGAGGAGACGTTTGGGATCAACCTCCGTAACCTCATATCTACAAAAGAAGGTAAGCGGTTAGTGGTGGCCGACCTGAGCCAGATCGAGGTGCGGACATTATGCTGGCTGGCTGGAGACAGAAACATGCTCACGGAGATCGAGGAGTGTGATGATATTTATGAAGCCTTTGCGATCCGGTTTGGTCAGTGGGAGAAAGAGAACGGGCCGCTCAAACAAGACCCCAAACTCAGGCACAAAATTAAGGCGATGGTTCTGGGGTGTGGGTATGGCGCGGGTAAAAAACGCTTCGCGGAGATGTCGGGGATGACACAAAAAGAGGCGGGCGCAGCAGTCGATCTTTACCGTAGCTCAATGGATTCAGTGACACGGCTGTGGCGAGAATTCAACAACGACATTGTAGGCGCATATAACCTATCGGAGCAGGGAATGCCCACGCCGTTCACGGTGGATCTGCCGAACGGACGGGTGCTGGACTACGGTATGATTTCGGCGGACAATGTTGAAGGAGGCCGGATACAACACACCGCCTACTTCCCCAAGGGAGTGAAGATGGTTCCCATCAAATTGTGGGGCGGGTTTATTGCGGAGAACGCTTCCCAAGCTCTGGCCCGAGATATTTTTGCGGACATGCTTGTCAGGGTGTCGAACGCGGGGCATAACGTCATCATGCACGTTCACGATGAGATTGTGGTTGAGGCTGACGCCGATAAAGCGGAAGACGCACTGGCAGACATCCTGAGCATCATGTCCACCCCACCGGAATGGATTGCTGACCTCCCGCTCGCCGCCGAAGGGACGACACTAACCCGATACACAAAATGACTTATCGCTATATTGAAAATCTACGCAGTGCTGCCGCAAGAAAGACCGCCGACCTTTCCAAATTCAAACCTTCAGTCCCACAGTTCTCCTCCAAGGCAGGATACAGGGCGTGGTGTGCAGACACAAAAACCAAACATATATTTTACTCCACGGTCGAGGGACGCGCCCCATCGAAAAGGGTATCCTCTGAGAACCCCACCAACAAAGTCTACGGCATCGTGGCCGACTACGACGCGCCCGTAAACTGGAGCATGGTGGACGGGAAGATAGCGACCATCTGTGCGAATAGCCTGCCTACATGGCGGTCGAAAACATACAGCGGATACATCCGTCTGGTCTGGGAATTTGAGAAGGCGGTTCCCGTGCCGCCGGACATGTTTGCCGCGTTCGCCAAGGAGCTGAAGAAGATCCTGAAGCTGAACAAAATCTTCGCTGGCTTCGACGAGACCTCATTAAACCCATCACAGTATTTTGAGTTGGGGTCTGACTGGCACAAGATTGGGACGCCCTTACCCAAATCAGTCGTCCACACAGCCCTCCTCAAGGCAGCAGAGACCAGCCCGCCGCAATCTGGGGACACTGCCATCCCTATTGACGTTGTTGCGGAGAAGGTGCAGAGCACCTACAGCCATCGGTGGGTGGGTCCGTTTGAAATCGGGAGCAGGGGGCCACTGTTCTGGATCGACGACGGGGTTGACCGTGAGGGGTGTCAGGTCACCGACGACGGGATGATCTGCTACAGCGACAGGGCCGGACGCGGATTCATATCATGGCGCGACATCTTTGGGCCGTCCTTCGTCGAGGAATATGAGCAGAAGAAACTCGGCGCTCTTCTTGACGAATACTGGTTCAATGGGAAGCGGTTCTTCAAGCTGTTGAACAACATCGCCGTGGAGATACCAAGGGACCAACTCGTTCTGGAACTCCGACAAATGGGGTTCTGCCCCCAACAAAAAAAGGGCAAGCCCCTGTCGGAGGTTGAATCCGCGATCCTCGTAATCAGCAACCAGAACCGCATCACGGAGATTGCTCCGGTGGTCTTCTCAAAAGAACGCGTGGTGGAAGAAAGCGGCAACCGTATCCTGAACACATCCACTGTAGAACCAGTAGAACCTGCGGACGATGGAGACCCGACGCATTGGCCATTCCTATACGCATGGCTGCATCAGCTTTTTGAGAACTCCACCCCCCGACCAACCATCGAATACTTCTTGGCGTGGATGAAGAGATTCTACGAGGCGCTCTTGGACCGAGAGGCGAGGCAAGGTCAGGCGCTGATTCTGGTGGGACCGACCAACAAGGGCAAGAGCTTGCTCTCCAACAGGGTCATCTCGGGACTGGTGGGGGGCTTCTCCGACGCATCCGATTACCTGTCTGGCCACACCAAGTTCAACAAGGATTTGGGCCGCGTAGCGGCATGGGTGATCGACGACACAACGAGCGCCAGTTCGTTTCAGGATCAACGGAAGGCAACCGAACTGATCAAGCGGGCCGTGGCCAACCCACGCATTGAATACATGGCCAAATACGCGGACTCCATATCTATCCCATGGGCGGGGCGAGTAATCATGTCACTGAACATGGACGCCAACAGCTTATCCGTGATCCCTGCCCTTGACAGCAGCAACCGTGACAAGCTCATGGCCTTAAAGGTGCGCGACAACGCGACAAGCAACTTCCCACCGAACAAAATGCTGGAAGCAACGATCAAGAACGAGTTGCCTTACTTCGGTAAGTGGCTTGTGGACTGGATAGTCCCGCAAGAAATAGAATCCTACGGACGCTTTGGCATTGTCAGCTTCATCGACATCTCAGTCTCGGCGGCAGCCTATGACAATTCCAGCCGCTCGGCAGTGGCTGAACTGGTCGAATTCTTTGCGAAGAAATGCCGCGCCCTGAACGATACTCACAAAACATGGGAGGGAACCCTGACCGAGTTTCAGGTCACCCTGCACGACTTCAACAATGGACGCAACGTGGGCATGTCCAATAACCTTGAGTTTGTCCGGCGGGGAATGTCCGCACTGGAGGAGGCGGGGAAGGCCAACTCGAATATCCGCCCAATCAGGTCAACCGGACGAGGGGGTGGGAAAGTCTGGACAGTGAGCATAGAGGCGCAGTATGACATCATCCCTTCCACTATAGCCGTATCATAGGGACAGGGGCGCTCTCAGACTGGAGATCGGGATGTGGTAACCCGACACCTTGTAGACAAACCCGTATTCGTCCTCATCCCCCTTCCTCTTGAACTCGCCCTGTTCCAACAGGCGGTTCTTGGTTATCCATCCCAGCATCCACGCCCGTGTCAGATCCTTGCGGACGCGGACAAAGAAGTAGTGGCTGGCACGAAGCGGCTTGCTCTCCCCACAGACCACCGAGGCCGTATAGTGGAGCTTGGGCTTGTCGCGGCATGTCTTCGACTTTACGTCGATCTTTCTATTCCCCATTAAGTAGTCATGGGTCATGCTGTAGTTGCCGACGTATTTCGATTCAGGGAATAGTAGCTCAAATGCGATCTCCCCAAGGAACCCAGTCATGCGTCCGGCCCCACGGGTGAACGAATTCGGGAGCACGCCAAGGCGCTGGCTTCGCTCGAATGCCTGTTTTACATTTTCGGAGTTCGGGGTGAACCGGATAAGTTTGCCCCTGCCCTCTTTTGAGAACTGGCGGGGCAGCTTCTTCTTCACAACATCAGTAGCCGCCCTTCAGTCTCTTCTCGACGGCATCAGGGAAAGAATCGCGGGTCCGCGAGGTCTTCTTCTTTTTAGAGGAAGAATGGACGTAGCCTCTCTTCCCAAGCGCGATGTGCTGGTCGTATGTATTTGCACGCGATGACTTACCCGTCTTGGGGTGGCGCATTACGTGGGGCTTGAAGTTTTTCTTGGTGTAGGGCATGTCTGTTAGACTTGAAATCTTTTCAGGAAGCGATCCCAAGAAGGCCAGAAGATCTCATCCATGCAGCGAATAATAGCCTCCTCCTCGTAATTCTCACAAAACCCAAGCCCAGAGAGGGACAGGGCTGCATGGAGCATCTCGTGACGAATCGTATCGTGCAGGTCTTTTCCGGTAAGGGTTTTGTCAATCGTGATAAGTTTTCGTTTGTGTGAATAAATCCCGTAGCAGTCATCCTCACTCAGATCCCTGAAGTTGATCCTCACGCGGACCCCCGCCATAGTGATGCTCTTCGGGATGTTCATCGGGGGGTAAAATTGGTTAGGGCGTGCGCGTAAACCGCCGCCAGCTTGTTTCGGCTGTCGTCGATCATCCGCCATTCTTCCGAATGGCTGCCAAAGAAAGGCTCTGCGATTACGGAATAACAGTGCGTCCTCCTCAAAAAAGCAGAACCGCGTTGGCGGGGACCGCGTGCTTTGATGCCGCGTGACTTCATATCGGGATAAGACCTCTCCATCGAATCACGTAGTGCCGTGGCCAATTGTTGGCCTCCCCTGCTTGTGGGCCAATACAACCACTCGTGGCCCCTCGCGGTGGGGGAGGCGGAATTAAAGTGAAGTTCGATTGCGGCAGTAACGCCATCTTCCCACAGCTTTCGGGATATGTAGCTTATTGCCCCACTGTAACTGCGGGCGGGGTAATGGTCATATATGGCATAGTCCTCACCGATGGCCCACCCATGTTCGTTGCTCAACAAATGCCCGATTCGGCGCACCAAGTCCCTGTTGAAATCCCACTCCGACAGGATGTTGTCACCTGTAGTATAGGCTCCCTGATCACCTAGCCGCGAATGCCCTACGCATAACCCGATTTTCATTTTTTGAATTTAAAAAGAAGCCGATACAGGGAAGCAAGACCGACCGCGATCCCGACCACCAGCGACCCAACACGCAGCCAGAATTCAAACTGTTCCTGCATACTCGTGATAAGCCCTATGGTGGGTGCAGCCATGCCGACTAGAGAATCTATGATGCGCGGGTTCATCACTTCTCTCCGATGATAACGGCCCTCCTATAGCTGTAGTCGCTGTGGAACTTGTGGTCTTCCCGACCCACCAGACTGCCCTCACAGAACTCGTAGACCTTACCCTCCTTCAGCGTGATCGTCGGGGGATCGTATAAGGCGGAGGCGTTCGCGCTTGATGCGTTTGGCAACTCGTTCCATCCGCAGCTTGCTAACGGGATCACCATCAGCGGCCAGAGCATCAAGACGATCCTCCAGCGCGTCGAGGTGCCTGTCCCTTTGCAATCTGATATGTTCGATGTAGGCATTGAGGGCAGCGGTCAGCAGTTGGAAGAATGTCCTCACTTGGATTTGGCGCGGCCCACGTTCAGGGCCATCCACGATACCACGCGACTTACGCGTGCCACCCATTTGTTATCCGATTCATTCGGCGTCATGGTCGCGATGAGTGAAGCCACAGCAATTACGCTGGCCACGATTTGCAGAAGCTGCTCTGAATTTTCGATGATGTATTGGATCATGGTAGGGGGTTACATTAAGTTGGGGGTATAGGAACCTACACCGGAGGGATCAAATCTAATGGCGGGCTTGGCCGCGCCACGGTGGGCGTCCAGTTGTTCGTCGAGAACCGCACGGCACACAGCCCAATGGTAATTGGACCGCTCCACATCTGCGTTCTCCTCGGCAATGGAGCCGAGCAACGCGTGTTTGATAGCGTGCAGGCTGGACATATAAACAACGTCCGTGGTGTCGATCAGCTTTTTGAACTTCCGCTTGAGGAGCAGCCGCAGCGACATGGTCTTGCTGTTCCTGTTGTCGATCCGGTAGCGGCGGTAACGGGTGACTTGGTTCTTCTGTCGGAGGTTGTTGGCGGCTACGCGAGTCACTTCGGGGGATGAGCTTGTCTCGACCCACAGCAACTGGACAGGAGCAGGCAGTTCAACAGTTCCTACACGAATCTCACTGATACTCGTAATGTCAGTGTCGGTTGCGTGGGTCGTAAGCCAAGGGTCGGCCTCACCGCCGCAGGTAAATTGCCCCCCTTGGGCATTAGTAATTTCGGTGGAGACTTTGGACACATCTGTCCCGTTGGAGAAAGTAACATGTACCGTCCCAGAAGCGGGGAGGTTTGTGGATGGGTTGATCGGCTTCAGCCGCAAACTGTAAGTCTTCCCCGCCACAGGCTCCTCGACGGTGGCTGAGTAGCCGTCGTCCACGATCCCGAATATGCCCAACGTGTTCTCCGTAGCCGTGTCGTCCCGACCAGCCAGTCGGTAGTCGTGGTGTTGGCTGCGGACTGAGCGGGGGAAAGAATAATCAGTGCTGCTCCCGTCAGCGTCCACGAGAGCCGAAATAATTGATTCAGCGTTGTCGGGAATGGTGAACGTGCTGGCGTCCGTAGTGACAACTTCCTCGAAAACAAGGTCGCGCCACATACCCATATTGTAGAGACGGGGTAGGGCCAGATTCAATTCTTTCAGGAACTGGGCGGAGTTAGCGCCCTTGGACCCGCATACTTCCAGCAGGGCGTCCTCGACGCCTTGAACAGTCAATGTGGCCATAGTTCAAAGTAGCAGATGGGGGGTCAAGGGTCAAGGGTCAGGGGGCTGGGCAGGGGGTAGTACGCCTGAAAATTGTATTACGCCTCCGCAGCCCTAATATGAACTAAAATAGACCAATGAACATCACTGGATACGTCCTGTGTGACCTGTGCGTCTTCATTCACAGAGCCTAGTTTTACTCGATATGTTCCTTCTCCGGCAGCGCCATCTGCGGAATGGTTTGTTGTATCATCCGCGTCTGGTAGTCCGGTTAGTCTATTATGTGGAGCGGTTTGACCCGCACTATTATCATACGCTGGCTGCGCGGGAATGTTTACGGTAGCCGTCGTCCCGTCTACTGTCACCCAGCACTTGGTGACCCTATCGTCATCGTCAAGGTCAACTTTCCAATAGAGGTAAACGTCACCATACCCGTCCAGTTGATGGTATTTTGTGTCGTTGTCGTTAAAGTTAATCCCTGAAGACATTACCTCCCCGTCTTCCGTATCTATTGTCGGGACTTTGGCATTTAGACCTTCAATAGCCCCTTGCGTAAGTTGAATAATTACATGGGCTGAAGAATAAAGACTGTTTAATTGTTCAATCCTCCAAAGCAACTGCCCGTAAGCAACCTTGGCCCCGTCATCGCCGTGCATCAACGCGAACGCGTGCGGGCGGTGCAGGAGTTCAGGGTTTTCAGGGAGGTTCCCGCTGGCGTCGAGACTGCCGATGACAGATCCGTCAGGGTAGACGGTAGGCGACATATCTTCTAGTTCAGCCATCTATCAGGACGGGGGATGAACTGTTACCACTTCCAGCAGATACCCGCCACGGAAGGGCTTCTGTGTGGCTGACCCGACAAATGCGGAAGACGGCCAATCAGTAGGGCTGGATGCACGGCACCACGGTTTGGGGTGGGCATACTCACCCAGCTTATACGTAGGATGTTCTGAGCCGATAAAGTCGATCAAGGTGATGGCCGGAGTCAGGACATTGGAGACGCTTACATTGTATTGCACCCCACTGTATTTCGCGCTGGCAGTCTTGAAGATCGTAGGAGTGGGAGGAGTGAGCGCAGCTTTGCTCCACACTTGCAGGACCGTCATCTTGGTGGGGCCACCGAAGCCGTCCTTACCCTCTTTCATGCGGACGGTCACGGCGGTCTGGCTGGAGCCGTCTTTTCTATTGGCCGTTGTGAACACCAGACTGTCCAAAACGGAGGGCCATGTGAAGTTCTGCCAAGTATCATATGTGCGGATTGTTTTGCCGTCCGGCCCATAAGTAGTGTTTGCGGCAGATGATTGTGGGATCACATCCTGAATAGTCACCTTCCACCAGTCATTCGATAGCTGTTGAGCTTCCCAGTTCCGGCCAGCGGCATCCAAGCCCCATAATTCATCATCCGCTTGTTCTGCGAGATCCTCAATATAGCCAGTATCGGGAGACCCATTCGGGGGGTTAAACGTCTCTCCGCGATGCACAACCTTCTCCACCATAGCCAACACGCCACCAGTAGCGGGGTCCATATTATGGTTAACGATATCGACGCGGTTAAAATAAACCCGCTGCTCGACAACGAAGAGGCCGTCCAATTCCTGATCCCCGATGCGCTTCTGCTGGCGAGTTAGCAGGATGTAGGTGTCATTAGGGAATTTGGCGTCGGGAACATCCGGCATCCGGTCCCCCGCATTATACTTGGCGTCTGCTTCAGTGAAGTCCGATCGCAGAGTCACATACGTCCGCACTACCGTATCGTATTTGTTTCCCCCTAAATCTGCTTGGCTGTATTCAAAATTATAATCGTCTTGGTGGAGGCGATCCGCTGCGTAGTAGTATTCAAAATACAGCCCTTCGCCGTCGGCCTGCTTCACATAGCACAGCTTGTGGATAGGGAAATTCTCCGTATCGGGGTGGGCGGTTCCGTAACTTGGGTGGGCCTTATAGACACGGGGGTTATTTGTAACAGAAAGTGTTGAGGGGGTGTCTTTAACAAAGTAAGAAAAAGTGTCTGTGTAAGATTCATCAATCGCAGTTATCTGGTGAGTCCCATTAGGACTCGTTCCTGTGTAGCCAACATCCTCAACCGTAACTACATCCCCAACCTCAAACCCATGCCCATCGCAAGTCAGGGTAATTGTGAACCCGCTAGAATGGAACCCCGCTTCAACCGTGTCATCCGGTGTGTTGCCGGTGACTAAGGTAAAAGTGGCTTTACTGGCCCCTGTAATGGTTTTCCCTGTCCCCGCCCCAACGGTCTTGGCATCAACAGTCTCGTAGAACAACAGGTCCGCAACGCTCGGTGAGGCGAACGAGAGGACGCTCTGACGATCTGGTGACGGTTGGTTGCGTTGGAGGGGCATGGGACACGGTGGTTAAGAAGACGCCTGCCTTCGTTGTTCCTTGAGGTCTGTTATAAATAGCCCCTTGTCCCCCTCGATAACAAGGTCGAAAACTTTACTGGGGCTAACCCATATCTGGTCGTCGGGGTATTGAATGGTCGCCCCGCTGCCGTCAGCGGACATTCCGTTGAGCTTGATCAGGTAGTCTTTCGGCCACCGTGCTCGGGTGATCTTCAGGATCTCACTTGTGTGGCGGAAGGTGCAGTTTGCCACGTTAACTCCAATTACATTATACGTAAAAAGGAGCGGCTGGTGGGTGGTCTCGGTTTCAAAATTCGTGATCGCGACTTGGTGCAGATCAGCAGCCTCCAGTCCTACTTCGCAGTTGTGGCTGGTGATGTTGTTCAATGCGAGGCTGTAGGATCGTTCAGGGAACTTGAACGCGGTAGCCCCGTTCACTGTGGCCGAAAGGCCACCGCCTTTGACGGCATCAATGAAGCAGTCACGCACCGTGTAGGTATCCCCGTGCAGGGCGAGGCCCGTTGCGGCACCAAAATTTCGCACCACCAGATTGTCCACACGGCAGCTTTGCTGTGCGCCCCTGAACGAGACCCCATTGACTCCGTCCTTGGATTCAACATGGATCTGGTGGATACCCGCACCGAAGTTTGAATACTTTAAGTTTTCTTTCGGCTTCCGCCATGAGAGCACGGTGTTGCCCTCGAAATCGTCAGTCACGTAGAATCCGTGGCTCGATCCAGAGTGGTGCTTCGCACGAACACTCCCCTCAATAGTAACGTGACTGTCGAGGACAAGCTCCCGCTTCAGCGGGTAGCGATCCGTAAGGACAATGGTCCCACTGCTCTGGCCGTCTCCCGACTTTCCCAACCGATCCTGTGCTCGCTCAATGTAATCACACCAATCAATTACCTTTTCGGCGGTGGGTAATGTTTCATAGGTAGGCATCAATTAGGGGACGATTACGAAATCTAGAATGCCTTCAAAGAATTCATGGGGCGGTTCATCTTCCTCCGGTTCCGGTTCCGGTGGGGGTGGGTTCAGGATGGCCTCACGCTTGGCTACGTAGGTATCAACGCCGATCTCTTCAACCGTTCCGGCATCAATGGCGTCTGCGACTACAACTTCGTCGTCATCGGTAAACCTCCATTTATCAATCGGGATTAAGCCCCAGCCGTTCTCTTCGTGGACAAGCCATTCAAATAGCGGCAGGCCGCGCTCAGTAGTCTCATTCGGGTATCCCCGCGAGCTGTCCACATAGTCCGTAAGCGCCGTGTAGGCTGCGGGGTCCACGCGGAAGAAGCGGTGAGTCTCTGAGAGCGTATTAGCCATGACTATTCGGGATCATTGGGGGCGGTCCATGCTTCTCCAGAAAGAACCTCCGTGACCTGAGAGTGGGTAAGTTGATCCTTACCCACAAGGAAGGATGGCGTGGAGCCAATGAATTTCACAAAGGTCTGACTGCCGTCCACCGACCAACGCAGGGTGTTCTCTGATGTTTCAAGCACCTCGTTGAAGTCGATATTGATGACATCGGAGTCGTCGAGGATTACGTATTTTCGTTCCATGATTCTTTATGGGATATCGGTTGAGAATGTTGGTGAGTTGACAAGGGTGCCTGTATTGCCGTCGATTTCCTGAACGGAGATGTTGTCGAAAGTGATATCTGTAGTGCCTGATTGACGGTTTATCGACATAGCTGTCGTGCCTACTGCGGTGAAAACACCAGAGTAAATTCCTGTAGAAGTTATGTTTGCCTCAAGCACCACGCCGCCGCCAATGGGGGTAAGCCCACCAGTCGTAACGTCAGTTACCTCTAATGAATACTGATACGTCTTGCCTACAACGACGGTGCCTGAATTGATGACGGTGTTGGTTCCATCAGAGATTAACCTGCACCTCCCGTCAGTGATTACAAAATGAGCATCGGCGGTGAAAGCTGCTCCCCCGCTCGTCCACCCCACAAGGTTCACTGGTGCCGAACCATTCCAAGTGTCGGGGACCGAATTGATTGAAAAGTCCCCGTTGAGAACCAAGTCGTCCTGCTTCACGGAGACGTTGTCGAAGTAAGCATTGGTGGCGGCATTACCGGAATTCTGACATTGCACAAACAGACTGGTAGTTGTGGCCGTGATGTATTGAGTGATTGTGGTGTCAGCGGTAATGTCGCCGCTATTATAATACTCGACCCCTTCGCTTGTTGTCCCCAACTTGAACTGCACATCCGTCGCGTTCCCAGCAGAGAATACCAAGTCTGCTGTTACTTTATAACGAGCGCCGACTACAACGGTGACTTCTTGATTGGCATACCCGTGATTAGTGCTGGCCTCGTTCGCAATCTTCAGGCGACCTCCCTCACTAGAAAGCGTGGCGCTAGTTCCCGCTGTCCAACCCGTAGTGTTGGCCCCGAATTCCCCATTGGAAACAAGCTCAGTAGTGGACACCACCCCAAGATCGCGAATCGTGGTGCCGCCAGCGTCATCGTCGTCGCCCATGCGCCACCAGCTATCCGGTGAGAACTCCTTCAGGTCGGCTGGTGAGCCGCCGTTGTATATCTGGAGGACTTGGGCGGGGGTCAGCTCGCCGTCGAATACTGCGAACTCGTCTAGGGAGCCGTCGAATTCCTGCGACCCCGTCTTGCCTATAAGAATTCCAGTAGTGTAGTCATTCACGGTTCCCGAAGACCCAGTGCTGTCTACCGTCTGGAGAACCCCATCGCAGTAAAGCAGACAATCCGAAATATCAGGGTGAATCACGACCGTCCAAAAGTGCCACGCATCGTCGTCCTGTGCAGAATTATCTGCCCAGTATCTGTAATAAGCACTACCCATATAAAGGATAGGCTTGTTACTCGTATGGTTAAAGCTAAATGCCCCAGTCGTAGCTCCCCCGTGGTCGAAGACCCCGTTATGCCCTGTCTCGTCGCTCTTGGCCCAGAACGAATAACTCTTCGTAGCCAATGTATCGTCGGCTGTAGTCGTCATCGACTGATCTGTCCCATTGAACAGGATACTCCGGTTGTTCCACGTAGCGTCCTCCGCAGGCACGCTGCGGGAGAAGGTGGGGACGCTCACAAGAGTGCCGTCGTTTTCGCCGGAACCTTCGTCAGTAATGGTAGTGCCTGCTCCCGAATCGTTTTCTCCAAATCTCCACCAGCCGATTGGGCTGAGAGAGGTCAAATCAGCAGGAACTCCACCGTTGTAGATGTCATTAATCTGTGCGCTGGTGAGGGTGCTAGTCCAGATTGCTGCCTCATCAATAGAACCCTCAAAATAACGATTTACGAATCCCACCCCAAATGCCAATACGTTTGCAACGAAACTGGTATACAAGTTCGTAGCTGAAAATGTTTCAATGCCGTTTGTGTATCCTTTTATTGTGGAGCCTGACCAAGTTACGGCAATATGTCCCCATTGGCCGTCTACTGCGGTATAGTCAAGTGCGCCACTGGCAACCGACCCGGCCCCGTCAGTGGCATAGTATATGTACAAGTAAGGTGTCGGTCCTGCTTCCAGTCGGATTCCTGTATTGATGACGCCATTACCAGTATCAAAAGCATTGTCGTAGTTAGCCCACTCTTGGGCTTTAACCCAGATAGAAATAGTTCCCGCTGATGTAATCAGACCCGCGTCTCCAACAGTTACCGCGTCATCGGTCCCGTCAAACTCCATCGAGTAGTTGGAATAGTTCGGCGGATTATCCACCACGAATGTCGGGCTGTTGACCAGAACCCCGTCAGTGGCCGAACGAATCGCGGCGGGATTGGCTATGGCGGTGGAATTGATTGTGACCACTTGACCACTGGTAGCGGTGAAGCTGGTCACCCCTTTGTTCGCCAGTGTGAAGTTGGCATCGAGGACCGTGGTGCCATCAATGCCGTCTTTGATTATGGCTCTTTGGATTTTCCCGTTGAACGGATAGCTCCCCACGCCGTCCGTTCCAACGAAGACATCCTCCGTTCCTCCTCCCCATACCAGAGTAGATATAGTCTTGTCCGTTCCTAACTGAGCCCACGTATCCCCATCGTCCGACTGGAAGAACTGCACCCTGTCATCACTGACTCGGTGCGTCATTTTAAACCAAGTCTTTGTCGAGTCGATTGCGGCAGACGAGTCTGTGGACACATCAGAACCGCTTCCCGTCCCTCTGTAATATCGAAACTTTCCAGTAGCCAATAGAAGAAGGGCATAACCCCGCGATGACCCACTATACTTAGTGACCAAGTATTCGGAATCGGCAACTCCCTGCTCGCAATTAACGATGAGTTCCAAATCCCCCGCAATCGCGAGGGCAGTAGTATGTGGAGTGCTAGCGTTATTTGAATTGATTCCCGGAAGGTGCAGAGCCTCACCGTCAGTTGCGATAACGTCCGTCACGAAGTCTCCTGCCCCCGAATCGTTGTCGCCCATTCTCCACCACGAAACGAGGTCGTCCGTATACTCGTCGTAGTTTCCTTTATTCTGGTTAAGGTTGATGGGCGAACCGGAATTGTAAACCGCTGCAACGGCATCGGCATCGAGGGCTACGTCCCAGACGGCTACTTCATCTATGTCTCCCCCAAAAAATTCACTCGGAGAGGCGGAGTAGTTGACACACCCCGTCCTCCAAAAATCTGCAACAGTGCCAAGCGCCACAGTATCCGTGTGATCCAAGATTCCGTTAATATACACTTTTGCTGTAGTTCCGTCGTAGGTGCCAACCAAATGATACCATGTATCGTTGGAGAGAGCTGTGCTACCTCCCGAATTATCACTGGAATAATGCAACCTAATACCACTCGCCCCATAGTGGTAAAACTCAAAAACTTGACGGGCGCTCGGAGAACCTGTCCCGTAACCAAAGACACCACTAACGTCTGTCGTATCATCCCACCGCACCCATCCCGCTATTGTTCTGTTTGCAGTGCCCGTCGGAAAACTTGTGCCTGTAATCTCAACGTGCTCATCGGTCCCATTAAAGGAGAGCGCGTATTCACTCACCACCGAACCGTTAATCACAACCTCCCAGCCGCGACTCTGGAGCGCGGTGCAGGCTGCGCGGGTAGCAGGGGTGAGGTTGTCTACGTTTACGTTGTTGGAATCAATGGTGATTTCCTTGCCAGCAATCGCGGCGGTGTTGGCCGTTCCGTCTGTCGTTGCGTGAACCCCGCTTGCGGAAATGGAGAGGAGGATATTCTCGACTGATTGTTCGGTCAGGGCTGTGCAGTTATTCCATGTATTGTCGAAGCAATTAGCTGCAACGCTTGCAGGATTCCAGTCATCAAAGACACCAGCGGGGAAAGTGGTCAGGGCGGTGCACCCCTTCCATGCCCAAAAGAATTCTGCCCCTAAATTCATTCCAGTCGCATTGAAGGAAATCATGGAGGTGCAGTTTCTCCATGTCTGGTGGAAATTAGTTCCCGCCGTAAGGGGGATTGCAGGGAAAGTGGTCAGGGCGGTGCAGCCATACCATGCATAGTAGAAGTCCGTCGCTGAGTCCAGCCCTGTGGCAAGGAAGGAGGTCATGGATGTGCAGCTAGTCCATGCGTAACGGAAGGTAGTTCCCGCCGTAAGGGGGATTGCAGGGAAAGTGGTCAGGGCGGTGCACCCATACCATGCGTAGGTGAAGGTGGTTCCTGAGTCCAAACCTGTGGCGAGGAAGGAAGTCATGGAGTTGCAACCATTCCATGTGCTGTTGAAGTCAGTCCCCCTCGATAGGTTCAATGCGGGGAAGGATGTGAGGGCGGTGCAGCTTCTCCACGCTTGGGAGAAGTTGATATCGTCGCTCGCTGTGGTGCTGAACGTGCAAGCACCGAACGATGTCATCGCTGTATTGCCCGTCCACGCTCCCTCAAAATTGGTCCCCCTCGACAGATTGAGGGCGGGGAAAGAGGTGAATCTACAGTCATTCCATGCGTTCAGGAAGTTAAGGTCATCGTCCGCGTGAGTGGAGAACGTGACAGCAGGGAAAGAGGTGAAACTTGCATTGGAGCAACCACGCCATGCAGAGCCAAAATAAGTTCCCCGCGATAGGTTAAGGGCGGGGAAAGAAGTTAGTCCTGTGCAGGCACGCCATGTGCTGTTGAAGTTAACATCATCGTCCGCATGGGTGCTGAATGTGGCGGCAGGGAAAGAGGTCAGACCCGTGCAGTCCTGCCATGTGTTAGAGAAATTAGTCCCCCTTGAAAGATTCAAGGCGGGGAAAGAGGTTAGGCTGGTGCAGCCCTGCCATGCGGAATCGAACCGGATATCGTCGTCTCCATCGGTGCTGAATGTGAGAGCGGGGAAGGTGGTTAGTGCTGTATTATTCCATGTATTTCTGAAGTCTGTGGCGCTCGACAGGTCCACAGAGGGGAAAGAAGTCAGGGAACCGCAATCCATCCAAGCCAGAGGAATGGCCGTTACCCCGCCGAAATCCAACGCATCAAATTTCGGCGTCACAAGGTCGGCTCTATTGCGAAAGTAGTTGGTCAGGTTCCCAGTCGGATTCTTGGTCGCATTTGTGTCCTCTTCCAGATACCGGATGACCCCCGCCAGTTCCACATCCGTAATGGCTGTGGTAAACAAAATGTAAGCGTAGAGGTCTATGCCTTGGAAGTAACCTTTCTCCCAACCCAATGCGGTAATCTCATCTACCGAATCAGCATCCACCTCATAGGCAAAGATGCCGTTCGATGTTGCAACCACCAGCACCCCTGCCTGTTCCACCGCACTATTGAACACCAACTTGTCATCAGCGGAATCAAAGGTGATGTGATCGTCCGAAGTGTCGTGGGCTGGCTGAAGACTACCCGTGCCTTGAGCCAACGAGCGGGTCAGCGTGGACAAGCCAGCATCCGTCCACGCCGAAACAGCACCACCATCTGTCGTGATATTAGCATTGGCGCGGAAATACAGGTAGTGGGCAACCTTGAGGGGGTTGCGTGCCATCGCCTTCCACACAGCGAGGCCCGCCTTCAGACCTGTTCGTGGGGCATTAAGCATCGGAAATCAGGCTGCGTGGTAACAAAGGACGGTGCCGGAGCGGAGAGTGACCTTGGAGAACTGCCCAACAATCGTGATGCCGTTGGGGATGGTGACCCCATCAGCGGCGGAATCACTACGCAAAAGCATTTTGGTGTTCGTTCCTGAAACGTCAGTCAACTCAGGCCATGTAGTTGCATCCGCCCCGTGGCCGTCGAATATGGCGTCTTCGATGATGAGGATTGCACATATATCTGCGGTAACGGAATCCGTGCCAGTTAGCATAGTGGCTCCGGCCTGCCCGAAGAATTGTTTTTCGACATTAGATGTTGCCATGATTGTTTGTTGGTTGTTAGAGAATTATGCTTCAGTGAGGGTGTAGCGGTATTGGACGAAATAAGTTAAAGTAACTTCTGTGCTGCTATCGTATCCACTCGACCCCGCCACCGACAGATCTTTTTTGGTGACCCCGTCTAACTCATAAACTGTTCCCGTGGTGGTTGTGTCAAATTCTATTACATAGGTGCCGGAATCATCATCACCAGTCGTAGCGACCATCCAAGCTGTTCCAACACTAGCCGCGTCATCTAGGACAATAGCGCCTGCTGACGAAGCACTAGTTATCCCTTTTCCGGTAATAGTCGCGGTAGGGCATTTCACATTGACGGGGTGATCTGGGCCAACAGATATAAGATTGGCCACGCCCGCTGGGATACTGATGTCGTAAGCACTTGTGTCCATACTGACACTCAAGGCACCATAGTTGTTGTTATTTTTGATGAGCAACAACCCTTCAGCTCCGTCAATGGTGCCTACATCCAGAGCGGTGGTTCCCCCTACTAACGCAATGGCACCCCCCGCAGAATACTCATGTGATTTATGAGAATAGAGGAGCGTAGACGCAGTAGTGCTAAAAGACTCGCTTTGAGTATGCGTCCCATAGGTCAGCGAGACAGATCCTGATATGTTGGTAGCCATACGTTAACCCAGTCTACAGAAATCCGAATAAGGTGCAAGGCCCACTACTTGGCCATTCTCTTTTCGACCATGACCATGAACCCGCTGCCGTCGTCGTGCTCGTCGTGGCTGCCGCGCTCACCCGTCTCGCCCTCGTCGTGGCTGCCGGAAACGGCATCTCGGGCTGAATCGAGAGATTCGGTTGCCAGAGCTATCTTTTTTTTAACCTCCTCCGCTTGGTCATGGGGGCATTCGCACTGGGCGAGGTGCTCCAGCAGGGCATCGGCGCTCTCTTTCAGAGTGTTGAGCTGGTGCTGAACCATCTCGTGGCCGTCGTCCACCTTGCCTTCGCCCTTGTCGGGTCCGTCCACGGGGACCATGTTCCCCTCCCTGTTGTCGTCGTTGGGGTGCATTGTTAAAATCTACAACGGCGGCAAGCCGAACGGCGGCAAGCCGATAACATCATATCCTTCTTCCCGAAGGGCTGCGATGGCCTCATCGGGGGTCATGTTGGCAAATTGGTCGTCACTGAGGTATTCACTGAGTTTGGCCAAGGCGTCTTCGTCAACGCCCTCCTTTGGGGGTCCGCCTGTTAGCATTGTGAACACAGTCTTTGCGCTCTGCTCCATCATCTCCGGTGAGAAGAACGACACGGTGGGTTCCGCTTCGTCGTCGTCATCAAAGCCTTCGTCGTCTGGTTCTGCGGCGGGTTCCGCTGGGACGGGTTCTGTGGCATACCCCGCCTGTTCGGCGTATGAAGTGTCAGGTATATCGGCCACGCGCTCTTTAGCGGCAAGATCCCGCGCTAGTGCGTCTTCAAGATCGGGGGTTAACTGTATCCCTTCTCCTCCTCCTTTTTCGGTATAAATATTTCCCGTCGTTGGGTCCACCACCACATCGTCCGCTGCTGGTTCTTCCGCTGGTTCTTTCGCGGCTGGTTCGGCAGCTTGCTTGTCGAGCGCCATCTTCCTCATCATCCGGCCTCGAAAGTCAGCGAAGGTCTTGGCTCTCTCGGGGTCCAACATGCCTTCCTCGTCGAACTGTGCGTCTACATATTTATCTTCGTAGAGCTTTTTGTCCTGCTCATACTGCGCGGCAGGAATGAGAGAGGGCAGTCCCTGTGCCTGAAGTTTTGCGGACTGTTGTGCAATCCACTGGTTGTTGCCCGTGAAATAATCCCCAGTTCGGGGGTCAACCATAGCGGACCCAAAACTAGCGGCAGGGAGGTAGAGGTCTTTCTCGGCGAGGGGTTGCCCGTCGGCTCCCGTTGGGGTGCCGTATGCCTTCTGAAAATATTCGGGGGTGAGTCCTTGCTTGGCCCCCGCAGTGTAGGCCATGTTTCGTTGATCGGGGGAAAGATCGTTTATGTTAATGGTCCCCAGTTTACCAACATTAACCATCGAGGAGTCTTCCGGCGGGTCTCCATAGGTATCGGAAATAGTTGCAGTAGCGACCGTCGGATCTGGCGCATACTCCGGTATTTCGTCCTTTTTCTTCTTCGGCTTTGGTTTGGCAGCCATAATCGTAAAGTAAAATCCCGAACCCCGAAGGGTTACTCAGGGTTCGGGATTTATGGGTTGGGATTGCGGGTGGGAATTAGTCGAACTTGGGGACCAGCGTGGCGTACTCGGAAGGCTCTATAATTGAGGCGAGTACGATACAACTGCCTTGAGTGGCGGTATCAAGGTCGCCACCAGTGGATGTGATCGTGACACTCAGCGATTGGCCAGAACCAATAAGATCGCCAGTCCAAATTTCGGCTTCTGTGTCTAGTTCACCACCAGTGTTCTTTCTGAAGACTGCATTTGTGATTTCCATTTCCGCAGCCACTAAATAGCCGTTAGTGGCACCTGTGCGTCCTGCGGCAAGCGTATAGCCAGAAATAGAGCCACCAGCAAAATGAGTAGACACAATCAAGCCTACCTCAGTTACAACTGACCCTTCAGTCAGGGCCATCAAGTTAATCTCACCAGTGGTTGTGGCCGCTAGAGCCACAGAAACTGAGTCATAATCGAGGCGAAACGCATGAGTAAAGCCGTGAGTTAGAAGGGCAGCAGGCACCTGTTGGATTTTGCTCCCCCCGCCCAAGTTTTCGTTTGAAATGGCAATGGAATCGTTTGCAGCAATCGCAGCGTTCTTCGCCAAGGTTGGTAAATCATCTAAGGTAGGCATAATCGTAGTTGGGTTATGCGCGGGGCGGCAGTTCTACGCCACCACCCCGCACAATTTAAACCTTACGCAGCGGGCGTGGTGCTCGTGCGCTTGAAGAGGATGACGTAACCGAAGTTGGTCTTGATCGGCTTGGAGGCCGAAGCAAGGATACCACGGAAGAACCCGATTGACCCATCAGGGTTCAAGATCACATCGGGAATGTTAGTCCACTTGAAGTCGCCCTTATAATTTATGGGGTCAAACTTCAGTCCGCTGACATTACCGACAGGGGCCGGAACGAGGGACTCCATCACGTTGTCAACGAGGACGAACGCGGCCTCAAGGTCAGCAGTCTCGTAAGAGGCGTTGCTGATGATCTTGTTGTTGCCTGTGTCGTGGCTGTAAGGCTGAACCTCGGTCAGACAGTTAGCGCCTGCGTCGGGGTCATCATCCGCCTTGTCTTTCAGGGCAGTGGTGAAACGCGGGGCAAGGTCGTCGATCAGGTGGTAGAAACCACGGAAGGACTTCTCAATTCCCAACGGCGCGATGAGGTCGGAGACCTTCGCGTTGTTGTAACGAACGTCGTCACGGAAGCCCGCTTCAGTCATCAACTGGTAGGAAGCCTCGGACGAACACACCAGCGAGAAGACCGGACGGCCATTCTCACGGCCATAGGCGTTAGCGCCTGCTCCAGCACGGATCAGCTTGAAGTAGATGTCATCAAGGATCTTGTTGGAGATGTTAGCGGTAACGTCGATGACGCCGTTGTTGGTGCCGGAACCAGCGTCAACGTCTACGCCGTCAAGGGGCGTCCCCTCCACACCCGTCTGGGTGAGAGAAGTAGCGGTCTTGGCGTAAACGATGTTGTCACACTGGGTGCCGTATTCCACGCGGTAGCGTTGCTCCCAAGTATTGCGGGTGGCTTCTTTGAGCATATCCATGATAGCCCGAAGCTGCTCAGTCCGGTGAGCGGCGAAGCGAAGTTCCTCGACGTTGATCCGAGGGGACTCGATCACGGCCCGCTGAAGACTGAAACTCTTGAGGGTTTTGGTGAAGTCAATCAGGTTGACATCTCCGTGACCTTCAGTGCCGTAAAACGTAGTCCCGTCTCCAGATGAAGCCTGCTGGCCTCCGCTAAAACCGTGGGTGCCTGAAGCAGCAACAAGGCCGAGATCGGCCCAGTCAGCACCAACTCCGACAGTGTCGTTGTCGGCGAGATTCTTGTCACGAGCCTGAAGCGGAAGTGCGCGGTCGTAAACGAGGGTGTTCAGGGTGTAGCCCATTGCTTCGGGGAAGGTGGACTGCTTGATAAGGTCGATCCACGGGGAAGTGTGGAGGGTCGCCTTGTGAATGTCGTTACCGATGCGACCTGCTTCTTGTGTCAGGACGACATCAACCGCAGCGGAGGCATTGGTAACGAACGTGGAGGGTGGGGCAAAAGCCATGATATTTGAAAATAAAAAGTTAGGTGAGAGGGTAGACCGCTCCCCCTGTCTGGGGCTTAAAGCGGCCTGACTGAATTGGTGAACACTGCCTGACTAGAACTACTTATACGGCTAGAGCAACCGACAGGTTCGGGTGGTATGGTTTGGAACTCAGCCCAAGAACAGCGACTTTGTAGAACTACTTGTGGCTAGAGCAACCTCGTCGCGTAGGGGGACATTCTTAACAGAAAATACAAAACTGTCAATAGGAGATTTATCGGTTCAGGTTGTTCGCTCCAAACGCGGAGTTGATGGCGTCCTCAAACGAGGCGTCTCCCCCAACCCCACTGGCAACCTGACCCGAAGTTGGGGTATTCCCCGACATGGTAGGCTCCGCGCCCTCATATTCTGCCAGTCGGTCGGTGAGCACCGTGTTCTCAGCCCGCATGGCTACGAACTCGCGGACCACGGCGGGGAGGAGCTGGGCAGAAATAGAGTTGAAGGTGAAATCCACGGGGTGCATGACGGCGGGGTCTACTTCAGCCGCCTTCTCCTGAATCGCCGCCATGTCCAGCCCCTCGACACCGGACAGGAACGGGAGCTTCTGCTGGACACGCTCGGCCACATTCTGGGCTACTTCTTGGCGGACACGCAAATTTTCCGCCGCCTCGTGCTGGGATTTGCGTTCAGCCAACAATTCGGCCTCCTTCAGGGCCGCATCCGAATTCTCCCACATGTTGTTTCGCATTTGGAGAACGGGGTCAATCTGGTTGATCAGGTGGTAAATTTTTGCGCGGTCCCTGTCCGTGGCATCCTGCAAAATATCATTCAGGGCGCGGTCCTGTTCTTCCTGCTCAGAGAGGGACATGGCATCAATAAGGGTATCCGCGTCGGCCCCATACTTCTCCGCAAGCGCGGTAGCCTCCTGCACAATGGTCTGCAAGGGCTGGGCTACGGCCTCTTGGTAAGCCTGTGTCTGTTCCAGATTGGTGAACATCTGGGTCTTCTCGTATTCAGCAATTTTTTGTTGGAGCGCCTCCACATCGTTGGACTCCGCTAAACCAGAAAGTTCCTTGATCTTCGCCGCATTCTCCTCCTGCTGTTGCCGGAGAGTCTGAAGCTCGGTGCTGGTGTCCTTCAGCTCGGACTTCAGTTGCTTGAATCGGGATGCAGCTTTCGGGGTCCAATCGTCCCCGATGTCCTCGGTTAGGTTTTCGGTTGGGTCGGGGGTGTCCTCTTGAACGGCCTCTGCTTCCGGTTCTGGAGTAGGTTCCGGTTCCGGTTCTGGTTCTGGTTCTGGAGTAGGCTCCGGTTCTGGAGTAGATTCCGGTTCTGGAGTAGACCCCGCTTCAATCCCAGCAAAAGCTGTTTCCAAGGCGTCCATGAAAGACGCGCCTGAATCCTCACTGGTGTCAGGAACATTCGCGGTTACTTCTGTCACGGGGTCTGCTGCCGACGTTTCGGCGACTTCATTCGATGTGGGTCCACTCATCTGGAGTTATGTTTGTTTGTTTGTCTGCGGGAGGATTGGCTAATTTATACAAATCATTTAACGCGTCACGATAGCCTGCATACCAAGCGTGGCGTTGGGAGTTACCCTCGGTATCTTGCAAAGTATTAAACGAGGGTCCAGCTATTTCCTTCAGAGTGGCCGCAGCTTTCTTGAAGGCGTCCGACTCCAGAAGCTCGTTGAGTATCTTGACGGTGGCCAGATCCCGATACCAACGGTCAAGGGGGATCGGGGGCGTTATCTCTTTTTTAGACATCTGAATTCTTCCGCTCTTCCCGTAACATTGCCTTCGCCAAGATAGCATAGTTTACAATGTCATGACACGCATCTTCAACACTTTCGTCGGGGACTTGTAGTTCCCTGTCGTTCACGAACGAGCGGATGCGCTGGATCTTGTCGAGCACCCGCATCAGCAGCCCGTGGACGGGGTGGATGTCTATCACTATGCTACTCTTGAAGTTGGCAAACGGATCAGTGGCATCCTTGCCGCCCGTGTAGTCTGAATTTTTTGTTCGCATGATGGCCTTGCACTCGCGGCAAGTCTCATCGTGCAGGTCAAGGAGTTCTTTCGAGTTCACTGGTTTCACGGAACTCTAGCGCGGCCTTCGCATCCCGTATAGCCATTTCTTGGTCATGTTTTTTCTGCTTGATGGACATGTCCAGTTCCGCCTTCTCTTGGGCGATCTGCATCTTCATCTGGTGTTCCATCACCTTCGTGTCCTGTTCGGGGGCTTGCGGTTGCCCTTCCTCACCGCCCTGCTGGGCCTGATCCCGCTGCATCTTCTGGAGAGCCTTCATCGTGTTGTTGATGACCTCCTCGGCATACTGGAGAACCTGCTGGGTCTGGCCGACCAGCCCCTCTAGCGCGGGGTCGCCAGCCGCAAACTGTACAGTCTGGCTAACGTGTTCGTAAAATGCCTGCACCGCAGGGAGCGCCTGCATCGGGTCCGCCTCGCCCGTATTGAGTTGTTCAATTAACTGGTTAAGGGCCGGGACATGAACTTCCAAATGTGTTCCATGTAACTCGTTTCCTACAACCGGAACCTGCGCTCCTGCCATCAGTTGCTGGTTCTCAAAGAAGGCAATCTTGAGGTCAATCGTCGGGCGCTTCTCAACTTCCGCCGGAACGTAACGGTCAGCAAGATCATGGCCCACACGAGTAGATACAATGTCGCGGGTCAGGTTGCGCCGACCAACGTCATCGAACTGGCCGCTGATGCCCTGCAATTCCTTCAGGGCCACCATCCGGTTGGCGTGGCTCCCGTTGCCAATTGATCTAACAGCTTTTGTGCGGGCAGTGTCCAGTGTCTTGATAAAACTCTTCGGGACTCCTTTCATCTCACAACGATCATAGAAGTCCTTGATTGCCCTGTCGGGCTTCTTGGTGGTGACCACGCGCCGGACAACCTCGCGCAGGAGGCGGTTCCAACTCGCATAGAACAAGTTCAGGCTCGCGCCGGACAGACGGGTGGTGACATCCATGTCGGCCACGATCTGCATCTTGTTCCTGTATGGTGAACCCTGCTGCGGGCCATACGTACTAACAGTATCGGTGTTGAGCTGTAGCTGGTTGGTCAGATCCTCCAAGGCGGGCTGGACCGCAGTGCCGAGGTTCGGGATTGCCTTCTCGACAATCTTCACGTTCGGGGACAGCACGGCGTAAGCGCCGTAGTAGGTGAACTGCAATTCGTCCAGAGACCTTTGGTTTTCGGGTTGGATCATCACCGCAGACGCGAGCATGGCTCCGTCGATCTGCTGGCAACGCAATCTATTACTGGTCTGGACATGGGCAAAGATGCGCTGACCTAAGCCCCGAATTGAGTGGTATGTTCCATTGCTGCCGACGCCGTAGGTGAACATCACATACGCCTGCTCGGCCTTTTCGTAACGGGAAACTTTCTTGTAGAGGAAATCCTTTGGCCCATCCTCGGCACAGATGTAGTGGCTCACGCTGCCGTCCATCTCCTTGACCCAGAAATGCAGGACAGACACGGACGGGTTTTCAATCCCCGTGTAAAGGTCGTTGTTCTTCATCTCGGCCTGCAACGACTCATAGTCGTTATACAGCGCCCGATTATTGGTACGCACGTTTTTCTGGATAACGCGCTTCACCTCCTCCACATCCCATCCGACCTTGGCCGCCGCCTTGGGATTCTTGATGTAGGCAAACAGTTCGTGCAACAGGTAGTTGCGCCGACCGATGGCCACATCAATGGAGTCCTCGCTGGCGGGGGTCTGCCGTGGAATAAGGATGTCAGTGAACCCGCCGACACGGAAATGCCAGTCGTCTGGTGAGTCGAAATAGGAAACGGCCACACCGTGCTTGATGAAGGTCGTGCAGAGTCGCAGGTAGGCGCTGTGGAACTCAGGCCAGTTCCGCATCAGATGCGTCAGTTCTTCCGCGACGATTTCTTCCGACGGTTTAATTTCGCTCGCTTCGCCCTCCGTGCCAGTAACCTCGACAAGTCTTTCCAGCGAAGAGTAAAGGTCAACGTAAGCACTAAGAGAAATATCCAAAAGTCGTTGGGCATCTCCAAAATTCAGGTTCGTTTTGAGACCTTGCCCGCTGAATGCGAGACTCTGGGAATTATACGGCGCGGCACCGTCGAACATCGAGTCGATGCGGGCGCGGTTCAGGGCAGACTTCTCATCTGCCGTGCGGAGAGTCGAGTATATTCCAAGCGCACTCTTTACGTCCTTCAGTCTGGTCTCTACGGGTTTCCCCTTTTCGTCCAAGGAGCCGAGGTTCAGGGTGTCGATGGTATCAAGCGGGCGGTCGCTCATTACCCCAAGTGATACCGCTTTGACTGCCTTTAGTCAATTATGTATATTTCCGGTTAAGATATGATACCAAACGAACCAACCATGGTTTTATTTTTGCTCACAACAGTTGTGCTGCTGTGGGTCGCCAGCAAACTTCTGGACATTTAATTGGGAAATCCGGTTGACACTTAACGTGGGCTTCCCTAGAAGTGCGGAGATGAAATTCAACCTCATTGCAGCAAGTGCAGCATGTGTCCTGTTTGGGGCATCGTGCTCCACGATGGACTTGGGCGGTTCAGTCCCCCTTCCGTTTACCGCTCCGGCGACGAACGCGAAATTGGATGTGGATCTTCGCCCGATCCCTCCCCGCTTTTGCATCGGCCTTGACCTCGTTCCGAGGGAAGAGGACGCTGCGGAGAACGAGACAGCAAAATAGGGCCACCGTGTGGGGGTTGGCCCTATTCATCCGACTATTCTGGCAGGGTAAGTCGGAACCCCACACACAAATTTTCTAACCCGCTTCAGGAAGCGGCCCGTAGCCCCGCAACTCGGGGACTAAGCAAGGGCGGTAGCTGTGACCTGTGGCGGGTTTCTTGCGTCGAGGGGGCCGACACATCCACAGAACGTGTCGATTTTTTACCCCCACATCGACTTGAGGGCCTTGTCGATCCGAACCTTGCGGACCTTCCCGTCAGGGTCCACCAGTGACGCGCTCTCCCACCCTTGGTGGTCGTGGGTGTCTACAACGTGTATACGGTTGGCCTTGCGGCCCCGCTTCTTCGGTTCAATACAGTATAGCACCCCCAGCTCCGTGATCGCGTAGCGGGGGTAGTCCGGCAGGATCTTGGCTCCCTCATCCTGTAACACCTGTTCACGAGTCAGGGTGGGGGGTGCGGGTTTGTTGATACTGTCGTGGACGAACCAAAATGATTGACCATCTTTATCCACAACCTTTGTTCGCACCGCGCCCCCATACCACTGAGGTGTCAGGACGCGGTCTGTTTTCAGGTTCATCACAAGGTTCGTGACGGGGTAATACGCGTAGTGCGTAGTGCGGGGGATTAGCTTGAAGCCTTCTGGTATTTGCATATCGGGAATGAAAAGTTTTTCTGTAACCATATACTATATATTAATTAATTTAAAGTATACTCTCTCAAGAAAACTTTCCAAGTCAGATTTGCAAATTCCCGCTTTTTTCGGAATTTTGTTTCTTCGCCGCCTCCCGCTCGGCCTTGAGTTCGCGGTATCGTTTGGCACGCTCCGCTAAAAGCCGTTTCTTGTGTTTGCGATAATAGGCGCGGTTGTAGTCCAGCCGCCTGTGAATTTTCTCTGGGTCGGTGGCCTCGTCGATCTGGCGCTTCCTGTTGATGCGGTCCTTGTTGTTTTTGTAGTATTCACGCTGGTAGGCGCACCGCGCTTCCCTGTTTCGTTCGTAGTAGGATTCGTTAGCCATACACCCCATTAAAGCAGCTACACCATATTTGTCAAATTTTTTCACACACAGAGATATATATGAAGGGGGGCGGCGGCGAAAAACTGGCCACGGGGGGGTGGCGTCCTTCGGGAATCTTGACTATCCTGCTGCACTTACCATGGTTCCGGCTCCGTGGCTCCGGCCTCCCGATGCACGGTGCAGGCCACCGGATTCGGCGGGGCAGGCTGGCTTTGGCAGGC